ATTCAGATTGTTTGTTACAATTCAGATTTACATCCAAACATAACTGAAGAAGTAAAAAGTATTATTTCAGAATATGAAAATGTTAATGTTGTAAAGGAGATTTTCCATCATAATTTTGATTGGGAAATGGTTACAAACTTATATAATGAAGTCAAATTAAGATATAAAAATGATTGGTGGGTTGTCGCAGATATAGATGAATTTCATTTATATCCCAAAGATAATTTACAAAGACTTATATTAGATTGTGAATTTAACGGATGGGATATTGTCAGAGGTGGTTTCATAGACAGAATTGGTGATAGAGGAACATTTCCAAAAATTAACGATGATGAAAGTATTTGGAAACAATTTCCTGTTATGGGATATTTTAGATACCCGATGAGTTATGCTTGTCCAAATAAAGTTTGTGTTATGAGAGGATGGGTAACGGTAACCAACGGACAACATTATGCCAAAATTGACGAACATACAACATGGAGGTGGCAAGGATGGAACCATCCGTTGATTGCTCCAATTAATACTCACTCAGTACAAGTTCATCATTTCAAGTGGGACGAGACCTCAATAGATAGAATAAAAAGAGTTGCTGATACCAATAAGGAATATTCATATTCAGAAGAGTATATGAAAATGTATAAAGAGTTGGAAAAATCTAAATTTTTAATAGATTTGAATAATGAAGAGTTTATGATTGAAGAATCATCAGGATACGATGAATTCAAAAGATATAGAAAATGGAATAATTTAATAAATAAAATAGCTTCGATATGACAGAATTAGATAAAGAAAAAGAAAAATTGTTATTAGAACAACGTAAAGTTAAAGCCTTAGAAAAAATTGCAAACACATTGGACGCTTTAACTGTTTGGGTGGAAGAAATCGAAAAAGATGAGTGGAGTCAAAGACTACAATACTATTTAGCGGAATTTCATAATACAATCAAACCAAAAGACCCAACCATAGATGGATAATCACAAGTTAGGAATAATTGTGCCCTATCGGGATAGATATTTTGATTTGGTTGAATTCAAAAGCCATATCACAAAACATCTATCCGATTCTGGTATTAATTATTATCTAATTATTGTGGAACAAGATGATGAGAAAAGTTTCAATCGTGGTAAATTATTAAATATTGGCACCATTTATGCGAAGAAACTTGGATGTGATTATGTTGTTTTTCACGACTTGGATATGTTGCCTGAAGAAGTGGATTATTCCTACAGTGATATTCCACTTCATTTGGCAACCAATCTTATAGGTACAGAAGATTTCAATAGAATTGTATTCGACCAATATTTTGGTGGAGTTACATTATTTCCCATAAAAACATTTGAAGATATTAATGGTTATTCTAACAATTATTGGGGGTGGGGGTATGAAGACGATGATTTATTGTATAGATGCGAACATTTCAAAGTTCCTTTAGATAGCAAACAAATAAAATTGGAAGGGGGTAATACTGCGGCTTTAAAGTTCAATGGAAAAAATGCATATGTTAAATCATCAAATATTTTTGATTTCATAAATCAAACAAGTTATAATCCTGACGGAAAAATAACAATTTTTGTTTCTTTTTGTCCTGATGATTTAGAATTAGATAAGGATAAAAGTGAGGATATTATGTCGGTATTTTCAATACCTGGATATGATTGTACCATAACGTATAATTCATATAGGAGATATACTTTTCAAGTCTTCACTGACAATAAGAGAGTAGTTTTCATTCACAGTGACATCTTACCCAATTTCAAAACAAACATCACGATTACTATAGATAAGAATGAAAAAGAATTTTCAATGTATCAAAATGGAAAACTTGTTGGGGTAAAAAGAATTGGAACTTTTTATGACTATTCGAAAGAGTCTCATTTTTATTTAGGTTGTGGAAATCCACACAGAGAAAAAGATAATAACTATTTCAAAGGGACTATAAGTTCTTTCGCAGTTTACAATGATATATTGGAGGAAGATGAAATTGAAGAACTATCCAAAAATCAATTTTTTGGACTAACTCAAAACTTCGGAAATTATAGGTCAGATTATAAATTAATTTTAAACTACGATGCTAAATTTATCAAAGGCTACCAACTAATAGATTTAAGTGAAAAAGGTAATAATGGATGGATTTATAATTGTGAAATTATTGGATATACGTTTGACGATTATAAAGAAATAAAAATACCTCACCGTAGAGAATCAACATTTAAGTTATTACCACATGAAGAGAATGGATATGAAAACGGAGGGTGGAAAAATCAAACAACTAGATATAATCAACTTAGATTTCATAATGAAGTTTTGATTAATAGTAATCAAATCAAAAGTAATGGCCTTTCGACTTGTAAATTTAGAGAATTCGGTAAGGAAACTGTCGATAATATTATACACATTAACGTAGGAATATGAAACCAAAATTAGGAATCTGTATCCCATACAGAAATCGAAAAGAACATATCGAGGAATTAATACCTCGATTAACAGAACACCTGAATAAAATGGGCATCTCCCATAAGTTTTATGTGGGACACCAAGTTGATGATAAGTTGTTCAACAGAGGAGCAATGAAAAATATCGCAGCATATCATGCCTTTGAAGATGGTTGTGATTACATTGCTTGGCACGACGTTGATATGGTACCTCATGATGATAATTGTGACTACTCTTATCCAGGTAATAATCCTGTCCACATTGCAACCAAATTATCAAAATACGAATATAAACTTGGATACGAACAATATTTTGGTGGAGTAATTCTATTCACCAAAGACCAAGTTGAAAAAACAAACGGATATTCAAATGACTATTGGGATTGGGGACAAGAAGACGATGATTTGTTTTGGAGGGCGTACTATGAAAGATTAACAACATATAAAATCTTCAAAAAATCTGAAAACAGAAGAGTTGCGGAATTTAATGGTAATGATTCATTTTTAGCATTAAGGACAAATCGAGAAATTAGTTCTTGTTTACACCAAGACCACACCATATCAATATTATTCAATGCTAATCAACAACCCGAAAAAGTACCAATTTGGTTAGTTGGAGATGAAGAAAAAAAGTTTATTGAATATCCATTGATTAGAAAAGATGGAAGCCACAATTGGGGTATTTCTTTTAATAACTCAAGAGCCGTCACTTCAATAGTTTATGATAGGGACGATAAACATCATTATAATTACGCAAAAAGATTTGAGAATGAATGGACATGGGTGACTGTGACATATGATTCAGAAAATGGGGATTCATACTTTTACATCAATGATGAATTAAATTACAACGTAAATGGAGTTAAAGAATCAATACCATTACACATTGATAAAAAATTAAAGACTCATGATGCGGTCAAAGCAATACTACTTGGAGTATGTACTCTCACTGGTGTTTTCTTAAAAGGTAAGATTGCTGAAGTCAAAATTTACAATAAGTTTTTTAAAGATGTAAATTCGATTTTTGAAGATAATAATGATTTAGTGCTTCATTATAATTTTAATGTCTCGGATAAAGATTTAGTGAATGATTGTGAATTATACAATAATAATACTATCTTTATAAATGAAGATATTGAAGTAAAAGATTTAGTTTTACCTTATCGGAGAGAATGTTCTTTTGATTGTATATACCATGAAGATGAAGGATTTGTAAATGGAAAATGGGCAAAAGGTGAGACAACGGCAAGAAATGAGAAAAGATTTGTTACAGAAATGCAACAAAATAAAATCAATTACAAAGAAGAGGGTTATAATAAAATATTGGATGTAACTGAGTTAGTAGATATTGATGAAACATTATATCCAAACACAAGGTTTATAAACGTAAAAATGAAGTAATGAAAGTAGAGTACGAAAAACCATGGTTTGTAAAACCAAAATTAGGTGAAGACCAAACTAATATTATTATGAATCCATCATATACTATTAGTTTATCTTTTAGTGTTGGTCAAAATTATAAAAGAGATAATAAAATAGGATTTTTTGGGGTTCCTGGTAAAAACTTTGGTATAAGTTATGATTATATAAAAAAATTATTTGTTTTTGAATTTTGGACTAAAGACCCGAAAGGAAAACCTGTTTTTAATTGTTATACCTATGAGTCAATTACTGAAAAAATGTATGATAAAAAAACTAATATAACACTAACTTATAATGGATCTGAATACAAAATATTTTTCGATTTTAAATTATTGGATATAATAGAGTCTAATTCTGTATTAATTGATGATTATGTTAATGAACCAATTTACATTGGTTGTCACAATATTGATAGTATAAATCAGTCACATAGAAATTTGACTGAAATGGATGTATTTCATTTTTCAACATTCAAAACACCTTTACCGATTAACGAAGTTAAAATGTTTGTTAACAAAACAAACCGGAACTTAAATAAGTTTAGTGATAATCTTTTGTGTGTTTTTGATTTCGAATCTCAAAATGGAGATGAATTTATTATTTTGGACGAGTATAAAGACAAATATTTTTTAAAGAAGAAAAATAAAAATTCTACTGTAGGATTTGAAATTGCTAAAAAGAAGTTGGACAACGTTGGGTGTGGATTCTGTTTGGCGAAATGGACTCAAGTTACTATGCATTTGCACAACGGAACTACCCATTCTTGTCACCACCCTGAACCACATAAGGTTAGTTTAGAAGAACTTTCACGTAATCCAACTGCGTTACATAATAGTAAAGTTAAAAAAATGGCACGCAAAGAAATGTTAGAGAATAAACGTCCCTCGGAATGTTCTTATTGTTGGAATGTAGAAGATAAATCAACTTCATTTTCTGATAGAGTATTTAAGTCTTCCGAACCTTGGTCAGAACCTTTCTTTGATGAAATTTCCAAATCCGATTGGAGAGATAACTATAATCCGAAATATGTTGAGGTTAGTTTTTCAAACACTTGTAATTTCAAATGTGCATATTGCGGGCCTGAATACTCATCAAAGTGGATGGAAGAAATAAACGATCACGGACCATACAAACTTTCATTCGATTATAATGGGACACAACGTATGGAAGAACGTAACACTAAACCATATAAACATTCTGAAGATAACCCATACGTCAACAGTTTTTGGGAATGGTTTCCAGAACTTTATAAAAGTATGGATACGTTCAGAATTACTGGAGGAGAACCTTTATTATCAAAAGATACTTGGAAAGTTTTAGATTTTATTTTACAAACAGATGAACCGAATAGAAATCTTAAATTATCAATAAACAGTAATTTAGGGGTTCCTGATAATTTGATAGATAGATTAATAGAAAAAATAGACAATATAATCAAAAATAATTTAGTTAAAGAAATTATTATATTCACATCTTGTGATGGGTATGGGATTCAATCTGAATATACTAGATATGGAATGAATTTTGAAAAATTATTTAATAATATAGATAAGGTATTATCTGCATTACCAAAGGTTACTATAGTTGTAATGTCAACGTTTAATATTTTTAGTGTTTTTTCATATGAGTCGTTAATTAGAAAAGTACACGAATTAAAAATTAAACATTTCAATCCTCATAGATATTGGAGTTCTTCAATTATATTAGATACATCTTATTTAAGACAACCTTCTTTTATGAGTTTTAGGTTACTTAAAGGATATATCAGTGAGGATTTCTTTGATAGGTGGATAAAATATATGAAGTTCAATTCTACTTACAGAAGTTTGAATTTTCTTCAAATGCAAACTGTTGAAGATGTTGGATTCTCTACTCAAGAAATAGAAAAAGTTTCACGGTTAAGAGATATTTTTGTGTCAGATAAAAATTCAGATGATTCCTCATTATTGCAACATAAGATTGACCTTAATACTTTTGTGAAACAATATGAATCACGAAGGGGATTAAAAGTGTTAGATATTTACCCTGAAATGGAATCCTTTTTTAAAAAAATTGATAATGAAAATACGATATAAACAACCATATTGGATTAAATTTAGATGGGACATTAGTGAAAACCCTGATGACCAATACGTCACGCAGTTTAACAAAAGTAATAATGATGAGTTTATAAACTTTTTGCATAATAACTCTTTTGTTATTAGTACTACTTTTAAAATAGGAAAAACATTTGAAAGAGATGATATATCCATGATATATGGTAAGCCTGGAAAGCCAATTGGACTTTCATACAATACTGAGACTCAAACCGTAGCGTTTGAATATTGGGTTACTAACTATGGAGAGGATGAATTTAGGTATTTTCATATGAAAGGTGTTGATGGACATGATATTGAAAATGGGGTGACAATTACAATTGTAAGAGATGAAAACATATTAATTGCTTACAAAAATTTTGAAGAAATTAATAGAATGGAAATTGAAGGGGAGTTCATTGAAGATTATAAAATACCTGAACTATTTTTAGGATGCGCTAGTCCACAGTCCCAAGAAAAAAAACATAGGTATCATTGTGAGGTGGATTATGAGTTCTTTTCAATTTTGAAAAACGAAACTGATATTGAAAAAATTAAAGAACTCCACGAATCCAAAAATGAAAAATTAGTAAGTAAGGAGTACTATGATAATATTCTTTGTTTATATGATTTTCAAACAATTAACAATATTGGAATTATCTATGATGAGTCCAAAAACACAAATTTCTTGGAAAGAGTACCAAGTGAATTTGTTTTATAATTAATAAAAATAAGTTATATTTAAAAAAAAAAGAAATGTCAGAGCAATTAGCAAATTGGAGAGATAAAAATTTAAATTCTATTAGTTGTAGTTTTTGTGCTGCAAAGTGGTACAACGTAAGTTTACACTTAGGTCATGGATTTACAAATTCTTGTCATCTTCCACTACCACACCCAATTGATTTGGAAAAAATTAAAACCAATCCATCGGCATTACATAATACTGATTTCAAAAAAGAAATTAGAAAAATGATGTTGGAGGGTACCAAACCTGCGGAATGTTCATACTGTTGGAAGATTGAGGATATTGGTAGAAATAATATTTCTGACCGTGTATACAAAAGCCAAATCTACACTGAAGAGGAAATCGAAGAGCTTAAACATCTTCCTTGGGATGCGGATATTACACCAAAGACAATCGAAGTTAGTTTTGACCGTACTTGTAATTTCGCATGTTCATACTGTAACTCAGGTTATTCAACAACTTGGGGAAAAGACATTAAGAAGAATGGAGCTTATCAGAAGTTTAAGACTACAAGTGCAGGAGCATATTACGCTGACGGATCTTGGTCTGAAATATATGGTAAACATAATGAAAATAATCCATATGTTACCGCATTTTTAGAGTGGTGGCCTGATATAACAAAAACATTACAAGAAATTAGAGTCACTGGAGGAGAACCTATGTTGAGCCATAATTTTTGGGAATTTATGAAGGAAGTTAAAAAGTATCCATCACCAAATTTGAGAGTTGCTGTTAATTCTAATTTAGGTGTAAATCAAGAACTTATTGATAAGTTAATTAATGTAACTCAGGAAATTGATGTCAAAGAGTTTGATATATACACTAGTTGTGAGGCTTATGGAGAGCAAGCAGAATATATAAGAGATGGTTTGAATTACGAAGTTTGGAGAAAAAACTTGGTTCATGTTATTGAAAATGCAAATATTAGACAAGTCGTCATAATGATGACGATTAATAGTTTATGTTTATTTAGTATTACTGAGTTTTTAGATGATATGTTAATATTAAAGTCTAAGTATGGGAGTCACAAACCTATTGTTGACTTTAACATTCTTAGATGGCCGGCATTTATGTCTCCATTAACTTTACCTGATGACATCAAACACGACTTACATGGTAAATTATCGATGTGGTGGAGAAAAAATAAAAAAAATCCATTGATTAATATGCATGAAGGTGCCCAAATTCAACGTCTGATTGATTATATTGAGGTTGTAAACCGAGGACATAATACAACTGAAATGGACATGCAAATGCAATTCCATGACTTCAAAAGTTTTTATACTCAATATGATAAACGAAGAAAGAAAAGTTTTGTTAAAACTTTTCCTGAGTTAGAAGATTGGTATAATTCCCTTGTTGTTGATGAAACAATACCTAATGTAAAAGTAACTGATGGTCGAATCACGCATTATGAACCAGGTGTATATATTTCAGATAAAGAAAATTATAATAAATAAATAATTAGGTGGCAGAATACGAAAAAACATTACGATGGTTAGAACCGTTTGGGGGGTGGAGACAATCTACAGATGATACTGGCCTTTGTAATAGAATATTTCATTGGGAAGTTGCCTATGAAATTAATAAAAAAAACGATTTTAAGTATAATATCCTAATAGAAGAAAAATATTGGCCAGAAACTAAATTATTATATTTACCGGAAACAAAAACAATTTCGAATATTGAGGGAGACGAATATGAAGTCGAAAGGTTGAAATTTATCGCTGTTTATGATATAAAAAATAAAAAGATAAATACTGCAAAACCAATAAATCATGATGAGATAGAAAAAATGTTTAGAGATAATAATTTAACTCTTGAAGATAAACATTATTATAGTGATTTTGGATATAATGAACTATTACATTTATATTCAGAGGAAAATTTCAACAATATTGATAGACCGTTATCGAAGATAAAATTAAGGCAGAAGAATATAGAGGATGGTATTATTAATGAAATGAAAAATGTTGTTGGTGTCCACATAAGAAGAGGTAATGGTGTATCATGTACTACAGATGACTTAAATAGTCTTCCCAAAAATAAAATAAATGATTTTAAGTTAGTCAAAAGAACAAAGTACAATCAAGAACATTCATCATACTTATTTTATAGAGATGATTTATATTTTAACATTATTGATAATATGTTAAAAATAAATCCCCATCAAAAATTTTATCTCAGCACGGATTTATCGGACGATATTATGGATTATTTTTATACTAAATATAAAAATAATTTAGTAGATAGAACTTTCATTTATAATATTGTTTATGATTTTATGTTAAATTCAGGATTTAAAAAAAGAGATTTTGTTTATGGTAATGTCGTTGAAAATGTAGTAGATTTATTTTCTTTATCATACTGTCCTTTTTTGGTGAAAGTTCCAATATCAATTTGGTCAATATTTGCTGAAAATTATACAAAAAAGGAAAGTGTATTTGTTACTGATGATTGGGAAAATGTAATCATGGAAAAATACCTTAAAACTTTTAAAATATCATAGAATGTACAAAGAATGGCCACTAGGTCAATTACCCGAAGATCTAAAGAGACCTGAATTACAACAACTGAAAAATATGGGTTATTTTTGGGATAACCCAAATGAAATAATTGAAATTTTTGAATCTAAGATTGCAGATTTTTGTGGGTCTAAATATGCAGTTGCGGTTGATTGCTGTAGTAATGCTATTTTTTTAATTTTGAAATACATAAATAAACCACAAAAATTACAAATACCTTATTTTACATATGCTTCAGTACCAATGCAAATTTTACACGCAGGTTATGAATTTGAATTTATTGAAAAAGAGTGGTCAGGTGTTTATAAATTAGACCCACTTGAGGTTTGGGATGGAGCCGGTAGGTGGACAAAGGGTATGTACCAAGGAGGTTTTCAAGCGTTATCATTCCAAATGAAAAAAAGACTTCCAATCGGAAGAGGTGGATCAATTTTATGTGACGATTACGAGGCTTATAAATGGTTCAAAAGAGCATGTTATGATGGTCGTAATTTAGAAAAAAACTATATGGACGATGATATTGAATTTTGTGGTTGGCATATGTATATGACTCCAGAGGACGCCGCAAGAGGGTTAATCCTAATGAATAAAATATCTGAAATTAATGATGATTCCCACAGTCATAAAAGTTATAAAGATTTAAGATCGAATACTGTTTTTATAAATGAATAATTTACTATTGGTACAGGTCGTTGATAAGTACGGGCCTAATAGTTTTTTGCCACTTGCTATCAGTTATCAATGGATGTACGCGCAGACAAGTGAAATAGTAAAAAACAATTTCATGGTTTCGGATGTAATCATTGAAAAAAAAACTCCAAAAAAATACGTTGAAAGTATAGATTTTGAACCACATGTTGTTGCCCTTAGTAGCTATGTTTGGAATTGGAATTACAATCGAGAACTATCAAAAGAAATAAAGAAAAAATATCCTAATTGTTTAATTATAACAGGAGGACCAAACGTCGATAAAAGAGACGTGGATTTCTTTAAGAAAAATGAAATGTTTGATATTGCGGTTCTTGGTGAGGGTGAAATCGCATTTAAAGAAATCTTAGAAAGATATCTAAAAAATGAAAATTATGATAATATACCACATGTGTTTCCAAAAAGTGGAAAATTATGTGAGCAGCCATCAAGATTAAATAATTTAGAAATAATACCAAGTCCAATACTTTCTGGATTTTATGATTGGATTATTGAAAAAGTAGAAAAAGAAATTGGACCTCAAATATGGCAGGTGACATATGAAACACTAAGAGGGTGTCCATATAAATGTGCTTTCTGTGATATTGGTGACGAATATTGGCAAAAAATTAAAACATTTGATTTAGAGAGAGTGTATAACGAAATAGATTGGATGTCCGATAAAAAAATTGAATATGTCAGTGTTTGTGATTCAAATTGGGGAATGATGGAAAGAGACAAAGACATTACGAGATATGTTATTCAAAAAAAGTTAGAGACTGAATATCCTAAATTTTGGGATGTAACGTGGGCTAAATCAAATGTTGAACAAATATATGAAATTGCCACTATGGATAATGATGCTAAAAGTAGACTTTTTAAGGGAATTACATTTGCAATGCAAAGTTTCAACACTGACACATTATTAGCAACGAATAGATTTAATTTAAAACAAGATAAAGTATACTCTTATCTACAAAAATATAGAGAACAAAATATTTCTACATACAGTGAATTGATTTGGCCAATGCCGAACGAAACCTATGATACATTAAAAATAGGAATTCAAAAATTAATTGATTTAGGACAAAAAGATTTTTTAATGGTTCATCCATTAGTGTTAACATACAATGCCACGATGGGTCAACCATGGTATATGGAAAAACATGGTTTAAAATATGAAACGGTTCCTTTAGATACGTTTTATTTAAGCGTTGAGGATTTGGAAAACTACATTGTAGAACATACTTGGGGGGTAAAAGCAACTAGTACTGCAAGTGAAGAGGATGTTTTTAAAGGACACTCATTTTCACATTTAATAATTGTTTTATATTATTACGGGTGGGGGCATTATCTCTTAGAATATCTTTTTAACAAATATGGATATAAACATATTGATGTTATTGAAAAAATGTTATTGTATTTTACTAATACTCCTGAAACTTTAATAGGTTCTGAAATAAAAAAAACAGATGAATCTTTGAAATCTGTATTCTACAATAATGGGTTTTGGGGTAGACAAGTATTAGGAGAGAATGATATATTTTGGGAGTACAAAAGTGCCACTAGTATTGTTTTCCATCAAAACAGGGAAACCTTACGTCAAGAATTTTTAAAATTTATTAATGATGAGTTTAATATGGATTTAGACGACGTAATTCAATTAAACATGGACATGTGTTTTGATTATAGAATTTCATATCCCATGGTCAAAAAGTACTCAAAAGATACTTTAAAGTATTGTTTAAATTTAGAAGAAAATTTATTATATTTAAATCATTATGATAGTGGGATAAATTTTGATGAAAAAACTTTTTATCATACATCATATCATTATCAAAGAAAAAATAGATATTGGAGATGTCAGTTTTCAGAATTACAAATGAAACCCCTATAATAAAAAATTTTGGTTTATCTAACCAAAAAATGTACTTTAATTCAACAGATTACGAAGATCTTTATCTAAAGAACAAAAACGAAAAAGGGCCTGATTGGTATTATTATGACAATGAAATTGAATATAAATTCAATTCATGGGGATATAGGACAAAAGAATTTGATGACTTAGACAAAGATTATTTATTAACATTTGGGTGTTCATATACAGAAGGTATTGGGTTACATTATGATGATATGTGGTCTACTAAGTTGTCTAAGACTTTAAATATAGATTTGTTTAATTTAGGGGCAGGAGGAACAAGTCCCGATTTTCAAATGTATAATACAATTTTATTTTTCAACCATGTTTTAAAATTAAATAAACTGCCAAGGTTAGTGGTGTATCAATGGCCTGAAATACACAGAATAGTATACGCATTTAAAACAGATAAACATAATGAAATAGAGTTTCAACCATTCACAGGTGCTATACCTGAAGAGTGGTACCCACAAAATTCATTAGAATATGGTAAATGGTATCATCATAGTTACTTAGAAAATCGGGGTGAATTAATAAAAAATACTAATTTTTGTCCAATGACCGTAGATGCTCTTTGGAAATCCGCAGGGGTCAAAGTTTTACATTGGACTTATTCCACTGATTTTAAAATGATACATAAAGAATCTTTTATTTCTAATAATGTTGATTTAATAAATATTATTGATGATAGTCAAGGTAAAGCCAGAGATTGTTCTCACAATGGTAAAGAGTCTCAAGATATAGTAATAAAATATTTACTAAAAAAATTAAATTTTAATGGTATCGGTTAATAATGAATGGGGTAAATTAAGGGAAATAATTGTTGGGACAATTGATAATGCAAACATGCCTACTCACGGTAAAGATTTACATTGTATTAATTATGCTACTGAAACGGAGATACCAAAAGATGAAATTGGTTTTTGGGATAAACAGGTTTACGACGAAACACAAGAAGATTTAGAAAATCTTTCTAATTTGCTAACTGATATTGGAGTAAAGGTACACAGACCATCGTCAATCGACACACAAAAAGTTGTTTCCAACGGTTATTGGGAAACAACTCAGTATTATACATTTTGCCCACGAGACACTGTAACTGTAATTGGGAATAACATTTTAGAATCTCCTATGTCTCTCAGATCGAGACAATTCGAAACCGATTGTTTTAGGGATATTTTTATAGAAAAAATGGAAGAGGGAGCCAATTGGGTTAGTTCCCCCAAACCAAGATTGTTAGATTCAATGTATCAAAGAGAAGATTTATCTAAAATTACTTTAAATAATCATGAACCCGTATTTGACGCCGCTAATATACTTAGGTGTAATAATGATATATTGTATTTGGTGTCTAACACTGGAAATTTAAAAGGGGCCAAATGGTTACAAAACTTTTTAGGAAAAGACTATAAAGTACATACTATTGAAAACGTATATTCTTATATTCACATAGATTCAACGATAGCATTGTTACGTGAAGGACTTTGTTTATTGAATCCTGAAAGAGTAAATGAAAATAATATACCCGAATTTTTAAAATCGTGGGATAAAATATGGTGTCCACCTATGGTTGATATTGGATATCATAAAACAATAAGGGCATCTGTTTGGATTGGTGTTAATTTATTATCAGTTGATGAGAATACTGTAATTGTTGACAATAGACAAATAGATTTAATAAAAGAATTAAAGAAATATAATATAGACACATTGGATAGTAAAATAAGACACTCTAGAACTTTGGGTGGGTCATTTCATTGTGTTACAACAGAATTATCAAGAGATTAATATGAAATTTTTATTATTAGGAGGTGGTGGTTATCTCGGTAGCGTATTATCTGAATTAATTTCGGAAAGACGGCAGGAAGTCATAGTGTATGATACGTTTAAGTATTGGAACGTGAATAACAATCCGCAAAATGTAACATATATTAAGGATGACCTTACAAACATAACAAATCACTTGGATAAATTTCAAAATGTTGATTATGTATTGTATATGGCGTCACCAAGGTTCGGTGAGGTTAGAGACGACTTGCACATTACCTCAGAGATTTTATTAATGGATCACACATTGAAATGTGTTAGGAAGGTATCTCCAAATTATAAATTAATATTTTTTAGTAGTTGCAGTGTTTATGGAAATACCAATGATGTTGTTGATGAAAATACTGAATTGGTACCGACCACCATGTATTCTAAATTAAAAATAGAGGGTGAAAAACAAATTTTGAACTCCGATATTAAAAATTATTTAATTGTGAGATTGGCAACTTTATATGGTGTTGGAATTATTGAAAGGGATGATTTATTGATTAATAATATAGTAAATGATGTAAAAATTAATAAAAAGATTCAGATTTATGAGGAAGATGCTTATCGTCCAAATTTAAATGTTAGAGATTGTGCAAAAATCATTTTCAGACTATGTGTAAAAAATATAGACACCAAGGTAATAAACGTTGGTTACAATGAATTTAATATAACTAAAACACAATTAATACATAAAGTTGAACAATCAATAAATAGAAAAATTGATGTGGATTTTGTAGACGATGGATTAGAATTTAGATCTTATTGTGTAAATTTTGATAATTTAGAAAAATATATTCCAAACTTTACACCAAAATCATTGGAAAGAGGAATTTATGAAATTTTCATGAAAGATAAACTCGTTTTTGGTTTAGAGGAATACGATTCAATATTAGGTTGCCCAAGACCAAATGGATCGAGTAGAACTTGGTATTTGGAAGAAGAGGGGAGATTGGATATACCCAAAATGTGGGGGGTATGGAATTTGATGGACGTGAATAGTAACTATAAACTTTTCGGATATGGTACATATAAAGACCAAGTGGCTCCAAATTTTTATGAAGAATTTGTGGATTTTAGACAAAAAGAAAACATAAATGGTGAAACGTACATTTATCTTATAAATGTTTTTCACCCTAATTTCTTTGTAAGAAACGAAAAAATTGGATTCAAGTGTATTTCAGAAAAATATATAAAAGATATAAAATCAGGATTATGTAAATTAGTTTTAGTAAACGGTTTGGAAGGTTATATTGGTTGTGAAAATAATAATGATTTGGAAATATTAAATTCTTGGATAAAAGAATTGGATATTCCATCGGAATTTGTTTTCTTATTGAGTGGTAATTTAATCATCGAAGAAATCGCAAAAAGTAAAGGAATGGATTTTAAGTGTATTCCGATTTCAATTTTCGATAATTGGGTTAATTATCACGTGATGAGAGAAAAAACCGAATCAATCCCATTCAATCCCAAAGACAATAAATTTCTTTATTTATCTTACAATAGAAATGTAAGACCTCATAGAATACATTTTTTATCCAGTATTTTATCAAGAGATTTATTAGATGCGGGTAAGTTGAGTTTAAATCAATTTCAATATTTTCAAGATTTACCCGACGATCACCCAATTAATCAATTACAAAAAAGAGCACCGATTGAAATTGATAGAGGTTTGGATTATAATTGGGCAAGTGACATCTCACTACAAGATCACGAAGAAACATTTATGTCGGTTGTAACTGAAAGTTTGACAGATAAGTACACACTTTTTTTATCTGAAAAAATATGGAAACCTATTTCGTGTGGTCACCCATTTATGGTGTTAGGTAATAAAGGGGTACTTAAAAAACTAAAAGAATTCGGATTCAAAACTTTTGACAAGTGGTTTGATGAAAGTTACGACAATGAGGAGGAAATGAATGTTAGGTCAGAACTGATAATAAATGAAATTCAAAAATTTAAAAATAAAACGGTCGATGAGTTAAAACAGATTAGAAATGAAATGTATGAAATTTGTGAACACAACAGGTTAAATTATATACAAATGGTTACAAGTAAATATACTTTCAATGGTGATAGTATGAATCAATACAAAGAAACACTATCATTACTAAATCAAATAAAATTAGGTATGATATGAAAATAGGATTTATAGGCATTGGTAAATTAGGTAAAGATGCTGCGGAAGTGATGTCATATCATCACGATGTAATTGGTTATGATATACAAAAAGTTGATACAGATAGGTTTGATGTGGTTGACTCTATTGAGAATGTCTGTAAAGATAGAGAATTAATCTTTATTGCAGTCCCAACCCCACATCATGTTGATTATGATGGTAGATACCCTACATCACACTTAGAAAATAAAGATTTTGATTATTCTATAGTTAAAAGTGTATTGACTGAGGTTAATAAGTATACTAATAAAAATCAACTCGTTGTTTTAATCTCCACAGTACTTCCAGGTACAATTAGAAGGGAATTCATTAGTTTATGTGATAATTTTAGATTTATATATAATCCATATCTAATTGCTATGGGTACTGTTAAATGGGATATGGTTAATCCTGAGATGATTATTATTGGGACCGAGGATGGAACCACAACTGGTGACGCTAAATTACTAATAGATTTTTATAAAACATTTGTGAAATTCGACACCAGATACGAAGTGGGTACATGGGATGAAGCGGAAGGAATTAAAATCTTTTACAACACATTCATTTCAACGAAAGTTGCACTTGTTAATATGATTCAAGATGTTGCGGAAAAATTGGGTAACATCAATGTTGACGTTATTACAGGTGCCTTAGAAAGAAGTACTAATCGAATATTAGGGCCTGCGTATATGAAAGCGGGAATGGGAGATGGTGGCGGCTGTCACCCAAGAGATAACATAGCGTTAAGATACTTAGCGGAAAATTTAAATTTAGGTTACGATTTGTTTGATTCCATAATGACTGCTAGAGAAATACAATCAAAAAACATTGCTATTAAATTGGTAAATTTATCTAAAAAATATAATTTACCTATTGTTATTTTAGGTAAATCATATAAACCTGATGTGGATTATATTGATGGGTCATCATCAATTTTAGTTGGTTATTATGTGGAGAAATTAGGTGTGGAGGTTAAATATGACGTAGAGGTACCTATTGACGCAATTTATCTTTTGGCACATTATGGTAAACATCATAATTATAATTTTACAAAAAATTCTATTGTTTTAGATCCGTGGAGAAAATATAAAAATGATGACATTGAAGTGATTCATTATGGAAACACAAGAATTAAAAAAGGAACTTAATTTAGTGTATGATGATTGGATTGATGAGGTTCCGTTACCAAATGGTAACAAAATATTTCCACAATATAATTTAGGGATAGGTGAATATATTTCTGAAACATATAACTTGAACGTAAAATACTTTAAACTGGAACATATAAAAAAAGAACCAAACAAAAAATTTTTTTATATCATTCAACACACAAGTATAAGACTTGATTCAATATTATCACCTGAAATGATTATTTCAGAAATAATTCTAAAATTGTTTCATGAATGTGAAAACTTAAATATCTTATTTTTAGACGCTCATGAAAGTTATTTAAAAACAGATTTTTTGAGGTTAAAGAATGTTATAGAAAAAAATAAAATAGACGAAAAAAGATTTTATATTATCAATAACAACCACTTAACAGAAAAACAAATAAAAAAAAATTATTTAAATATTAATTATCACCCAAATATTTTAATACCAATTGGATATGTTTGTTCTGTTCAAAATAAAAATATTATTACTAATTTTGTCATAAATAAAGTAGGTAAATTTTTTATTTGTTTGAATAATATGAAAAAAATACATCGTCTGATTCTTTTATCTAATTTAAAAAAATTAAAAATAATAGATGATGTTAATTGGTCCTATAGAGATGGACATAACAATTTTAGTAATGATAACTATAATAATTTTAAAGATATTTTAAATGAGGATGATTTTAATTATCTAAAAAATGATATTCTTTTTTTTAATAATATTGAATTAAAAAATGCTGATTTTGAAAACGATTTTATTGATTTGCCATACATTGGACATATTTCTGAAATTGTAAAAGATCAAGAAAACTCATATATTAATATAGTGTCGGAATCTTTATTTTTAGAGGAAGACGTAGTACAAATAACAGAAAAGTCATTAAAACCTTTTTTTTACTATCAAATACCAATATATTGTGCAACACATCATCATGTTAAATCTCTTAAAGAAAAATACGATTTTGATTTATTTTCAGATATTGTTAACCATGATTATGATGATGAATTTGATAATATAAAAAGAATGAAAAAATTAACATTGGAATTAAAAAGATTAGATAATAATAAAGAGGAAATAAAAAAAATATATCCGTTGTTGAAAGAAAGGATGGAATTAAATAAAATTAAATTATTTAATATATTAAAAAATAAAGACGACGAAAATTTTATAAAAAATATGTGCAATGAATAAAAATATTAGACTTGTTTTTGAAATGTGGAACGGATATAACCCATTACCTAATTGTTCAGAATTTTTTGGATTGGATGGGTTTAGATATGAAGATGGATTTTTTGATTTTTATGAAAGATTTTACCATAGTTTAGGAAAATATGAAAGGCATTCTCTTCCAAGAACATTTCATAAAATACAAGAAGTGTACGAGAATAAGGATTTAAATTATTATTTTTTTATAAAAACATCTTTATCTATTTACGAGATGTTTAAAGAAAGAAAACTTTCCTTTTCTGACAAAGTATTGAATTGTTTGAGAAATTGTAACAATTTCACAATTGTTTTTTTAACCGAACATGAAAGTGATGATGAGTTGGGATATGTGGAATTAAAAAATTATATCACCAAAAATGGTTTAAATGATAATCAATTTATGTTATTGAATAATAACGGAAACTTTCAAATGTATAATTTAAAACACAATGGAAATATTCAGTTTAATCAATTACAACTAATACCAATTACAAGTAATAGTATTTTTTCCGATTTTAAACCACCATTAATAACTGAAAAAACTGGTAAATTATTTATATGTCATAACAAGTCTCCAAAACCACACCGATATGCAACGTTAGCATTATTACATAAAAGAGGTTTAATTGACGACGTGAATTGGTCTTTAGTCACTGGTCAACTACGACCACCTGAAGATTATGTTTGGTTGAACGAGGCCTTACCTATCGATGTCGTTAAAAGTTGTAAAAATGAAATAAAAAAACTTTTTTCAATCAAAGTAAAAGAAAGTGACTATGAGATTAATAAAAAATATTTTAGTGAAGATGGCGAAATAATTTTTGATAAAAATGAATTTCCTGATTTAGGTGATGCTGCAATGGAGTCGGGTGGATTATTGATACCTGAAGATAGTTTTTCATATATGAATTCATATGTGAATATTGTAACAGAATCTCAGTTTAGGGATGATTTTAATGTTATCCATGTTAGTGAAAAATCATTTAGACCATTTGCGTACTATAACTTACCTTTGATTGTCGCTACTCAGAATCATATAAAATATATGAAAGATAAATATGGTTTTGATTTTTACGATGATTTAATTAATCATGATTACGATAATGAAAAATCTATAGGTAGTAGAATAACAATGTTGATTGATGAAGTGATTAGACTAAAAAAGAATAAAGAAGACGTTATAAAATTTTATAAACAGAACACTCATAGATTAATAAATAATCAAAAAATTATTAGTGAAATCAAAAATAACAATGATGATTATGAATTTTTTAAAACAATCATGTCATGAGATTAATTTGTTTTGGTGATAGTTGGACTGCGGGACATGGAATTGAAAATAATACTGAATATAAAGAAACCGCAAATGCTCCCATTTTTATTGAAAAACTTAGAAACCAAAATTCTTGGCCAAGATGGACATCGGAAAAATTAGGTGGTATTGAATATGTAAATATGGGTGTTTGTGGTTATGGAAACGAATATATTTTTCGTGAAATTGAATCCGCAATAAACCATAATTTTATTGAAAAGACTGACATTATTATTGTTATGTTTTCTTACCCTTATAGGTACACGGGAGATACCCATACAGTTATTGAAGTTTACAATAAAATTGAGAATATCCTTAATGGTTATAAACACTTTTATTTTAATTCATTTTTCCCAACATTTAAATATGAAACAGAAATTAACATAAAGGAATTACCATCCTATTTTATAAATCCAAATAAATCGGTATCAGACGTGTTAAAAGAATATGAGATAAATAATGATGTTTCTGTGTGGGAGCACGATAGTAGATTAGTATGGAATGATGAAAAAAATTTTTACGAAGGAGATTACCACCCAAATATTATTGGATATAAAATAATTGGACAACATATATATGAAAACATAATAGATATGATATGATAACCCAACATTATTTAATTGAAAAATATCTAAATGATTTTGTAAAAAAAATTGGAGAATATAATCCAACATTGCCATCTGAAACCAATTACTATGCTGTTATAGTTGAGCCAAGAATTGACCCCAAAATGTTATCAATTATAAAAAATCATTTATTTTTTCTAAATGAAACTAATTCAAATATAAAATGGGGGTTACAGGTTTTTCATGGTATTGACAATAGAGAGTATGTATACGATATCTTAAAAGATATTAAGAATGTAAAATATGTTAATACAGGAGTCAAAGATTTTACTAAAATAGAATATAACCAATATATAAAATCTAATGATTTTTGGTCACTTGTTGAGGGAGAAAAAATATTAACATTTCAATTAGATACTTTACTACTACGATTCGGAATTGATGAATTTTTAGACTATGACTATATAGGGGCACCATGGTCAAAACCAAAAGAAAATAGATTTATAGGTAATGGAGGACTATCATTAAGAACTAAAGATGTTATGTTAGAAATAACCAAAAATCATAAAGATTATGAGCCAAGGTGGGAAGATATTTTTTTTGTTAAATGGTTAGATGAATATAATTTACCTGATATTGAAACCGCAATGAAATTTAGCGTTGAAACTTTATTTCATCCTAATACGTTTGGATTACATAATCCAATCAATATCTCTCCACATTTATTGGAATTGATTTTAAATAAATCAATTAATAACTTTTGAAACCTAATTTTTTTTATTATACTATAGATATGAAGCTAAATTATAAATGGCCACTAATAAACGACAATATTTCAAATTCAGATAGAGTTGCACTCAGTGAGTTTTTATTATCAAACCAAAGACTAACGAATGGTGAAAAGGTAAAAGAATTTGAAAAAATTTGGTCGAATTGGTTAGGAGTCAAAAGTTCCACAATGTTAAATTCTGGATCTTCAGGAAATTATATTTCAATTGCTATAGTAAAAGAATTACTTGGTATTGGTGAGGTTATTGTGCCACCACTTGGTTGGGTGTCAGATGTTTCATCCATAGTACAACTTGGAATGAAGCCTGTTTTTGTTGATATATCACTAGACAACCTATCTATAACTACAGAGAAAATTAAAGAAGCAATCACTGACGAAACCAAAGCCATTGTAATTGTACATTGTTTGGGGTTCAATGCTATTGATGATGAATTAATACAAATCGCTAAAGATAAAAATATAATTTTAATAGAAGACTGTTGTGAATCACATGGAGCATGTTACAACGGGAAAAAAGTTGGTTCATTTGGTGATATTTCTGTTTTTTCTTTTTTCTTTGGACACCACATAACCACCGTAGAAGGTGGGATGATATCAACCAATAATGAAAAAATTTATGAATTGTCGAAATTATTTAGGTCACACGGAATGACCAGAGAGGTTTCGGAAGAGACACAGGAACATTACCAAAATAATTACCCAAATCTCAATCCGTTGTTTACGTTTGTTGTACCTGGATTTAATATGAGAAGTACCGAAATGAACGCGATACTTGGAATTGAACAGATGAAAAGGATTGATTACAACATTGAAAAAAGAAAACATAATCTTAATGTATGGTTAAATAATTTAGATAAAAATAAATTTAAAACGGATTTTGATTTAGACGGTAATAGTAATTTTGCACTACCTTTAATTGTTAAAGAAGATTACAAAAATAGATTTCATAAGAATGATGATTTTAACGGTGTGTGTGACATTTTATTTTTAGAGGATGTTGAGTATAGATTAGGGACTTCGGGTGGTGGAAATCAAGTGTTACAACCTTATTTAGAGAAATGTGACTATCGAGTTGTTGGGGAATTGAATAATGTTAATTATGTACACAACTATTCATTGTACATTGGTAATCATACAGACCTTACCGATGAACAAATTATAAACCTTACTAAAGTATTAAACGATGTTTAACAATCAAAAAGTATTAGTCACAGGCGGATCAGGAATGATTGGAAGACAGCTTGTTAAAAAGTTAATGATGAGAGGGGCCAAAGTCACTATCGCGGATTTGACAGAGCCAGAAGATTTACCTGAAAATGTTGAGTTTGTTAAGACAGATTTAAGATTCTTTGATAATTGTTTGGACATTTGTAAAGGTAAAGATTATGTATTTCACTTAGCGGGTGTAAAAGGTTCTCCTCAGATGTGTATGAATCAACCAGTTGATTTTATGGTTCCTATGTTACAATTCAATACTAATATGACTCAAGCGGCGTTTGAATCTGATGTCAAATGGTATTTGTTTACAAGTTCAGTGGGGGTATATGCACCATCTGAAATTTTTTATGAGGAAAATGTATGGGGATCATTTCCATCACCAAATGATATGTATGCAGGATGGGCAAAAAGAATCGGAGAATTACAGACCGAAACATATTCTAAACAATATGGGTGGGACAGGGTATCCATAGTTAGACCTGCAAACGTTTATGGACCGTATGACAACTTTAATCCAGCTAATGCGATGGTTGTACCTTCATTGATACGTAAAGTTCAGGATAACGATGTTTTAGAGGTTTTTGGAGATGGGTCACCGATTCGAGATTTCATTTATGCTGAAGATGTCGCAAAAGGAATGATTTTTACGGTTGAAAATAAAATTACGGAGCCTGTAAATTTAGGTTCGGGTGAAGGGAATTCAATCAAAGAAGTTGTTGAATTAGTTATCAAACATTCAGGAAAAGATATTGATGTTAAGTGGTTAACAGACGTACCGAGTGGAGATAAAAAAAGATTGATGAGTATGAATAAGATGAATAAATATGGATTCAAAAGTCATACTTCATTAGAAGAAGGTATTAAGTTAACAACTGATTGGTTTTTGAATAATAAAGATATTTTAGATAAACGATATAATCCTTTTGTTAACCATTAATATGAGTGAATTTTGGAAAGATAAAAAAGTTGTAGTCACTGGTGGGTCTGGGTTTATTGGGACACATTTTTTAATGAAATTAGCGGAAATGGGAGTAGATGTGAGAACACATGTACATAAAAATCCATTACAATATGAACATAACAACATTCAAGTTTTTCATGATATTGATTTAATGAAATTAGAAGATTGTGTTAAATTAACTGAAGGAGCGGATTATGTGATTCACTGTGCGGGAGAAGTCGCTCACCCATCTTCAGTGCCAACCGATATACAAATATCTCTTAAACAATTAAATCTAATTGGTAACGTATTAGAAGCATGTGCAAAAAATAAAGTAAAAAGATTTTTAGATTTAAATAGTTCAACTGGATATCCCGATATCAGAAGACCAATAACTGAAGATGAATATTGGGTTGACGAACCTTACATATCATACTATGGATATGGTTGGATGAGAAGATATAGAGAAAAGTTAATGGAACATGTGTCAAAATTCTCTGGGTTAGAAATTGCACTGGCAAGATGTACCGCAATATTTGGGCCGCATGATAATTTTGATTTAAAAACTTGTCATGTTGTTCCTGCATTAATTAAAAGAGTACTCAGTGGAGAAAATCCGTTTACTGCTTGGGGTAATCCTGATGTTGTAAGGGATTTTTTATATGTGAAAGATGTGGTTAATGGGGCATTATTGATTTTAGAAAAGGGTGAATCTATGAAACCATACAATTTGGGATATGGAAACGGAGTCACAATTGGTGAAATATTGAATACCATACTAACAGTTACGGGTAAAAATCCTAAGGTTATATGGGATGAATCCAAACCTACAACAATACCTTTTAGAGCGGTTAGTGTAGATAGAATAAAAAATGAATTAGGATTTAATCCAAAATATACTTTTGAAGAGGGTATTAAAGAAACTATTGAATGGTATAATGAAAATAAAGAATAATCTATTCATAATTGGAGATAGTTTTTGTCAAGATAGTTTTTATGTTAACGCTCCATCAAATCAAAACAAATGTTTTTGGGGGGAAGACCTTTCAGACAAATTGAACACAAACTTAATATGCGATGGAGAGCCAAGCCGAGATGCACAGACTATTATAGATAATTGGATTAAGATATTATCATTGATTGAACCCGAAGACTATTTAGTTATTTGTATTCCCTTTTTTAATAGAACTAGATTACCACTATCTGAAAAAGATTATCAATTTTTTGAAAGGAATGAGGTAAACTATGTGAATAGATTTGTCGGAACCGCGTCTTATAATAATATAGATACTGAAATTGAAATTTTTGGTAAAGAGTATAATTGGAAAAAATTTGAAAAAGAGTTAAGGACACAAGAAATAATAAATGGTTCTAAAGCAAACCAATTAAATCAAATCGAAATAATTGAATCACTGTATACGTTGACTAATGGAAAAAAATTCATATTTTCTTGGGATAATATGGATTTTAAATCTTATGTTATAGAAGACAAAGATATATTAACAAAAAAAATTGGTGAATGGGAAACACATAGGGACGTGTTTTATCAATCCAATGGTGAATATGGTTTAGAGAATGACATACATTGGAGTTATAGAATGAATGAGTTGTTTTCTGAATATTTGTATAAAAAATTTATGATATGAATATATTAATAACGGGTGTTTTAGGTATGGTTGGTTCCCATATGGTTGATTTTCTTTTGGAGAAACCGAATGTAAAAATTTATGGTTTTTGTAGATGGAATGACTCTATGGATAACATAGAACATTTGACAGATATTATTAATACTGGTAATAGAATTAAATTAATCTATGGAGATTTGAATGATTTTAGTTCTATTGTTAACGCGATTGATATATCTAAACCCGACTATGTTTTTCATCTCGGGGCACAATCTTATCCTCAAACAAGTTTTGATTCTCCAATCGAAACATTACAAACAAATATCATCGGTACTGCTAATTTATTAGAAGCACTTAGAAAATCACCATATAAGAATGCGATGATACATGTGTGTGCGTCGAGTGAAATATTCGGAAGAGTTAGTAAAGATAAACTTCCGATAAACGAAGAATGTTCATTACATCCAGCATCTCCATATGCGATTTCTAAAGTCGGAACTGATTTAATTGGTAGATACTATGGAGAGGCGTATAAAATGAATGTAATGACAACCAGAATGTTTACACATACAGGACCAAGAAGAGGGGATGTGTTTCATGAATCTACATTCGCGAAACAAATCGCAATGATAGAATATGGATTACAGGAACCAAAAATATTTGTTGGTAATTTGAATTCACTTAGAACATATGCCGATGTAAGAGATGCTGTCAGAGCATATTGGATGTTATTGACTATCAATCCATCATCTGGTGCATATTATAATATTGGAGGAGATTATACTTGTAAAGTTGAAGACACTTTGAAATATCTTATATCCAAATCATTTATGAAAAATGAAATTGAAATTGTTGTTGACCCGAACAGGTTAAGACTAATAGATGCGGATTTACAAATACCTGACACAACAAAATTCAGAGAATTAACTGGATGGGAACCGAAGATTCCTTTTAATAAAACAATGGACGACCTGTTGGATTATTGGAGAGATAGAATAAATAAAGGTCGTAAATTTTTAAATAGATAAAATGGATAAAAGAAAATACTTGCCCACACTAGCGGAGTTAATTGATAGAATGAGCATTTCGCAACTAAAAGAAGTTTTTATTCCTGAACACAAAGAGGAATATGCTCAAGAAATTAGAGATATTAAACATGATATTGATTTGATACTTCAAGAAAATAAAGGAATTGTTGATGCTGAGACGATTCGTTCGATTGTTGTTTTGGCACAAACAAACTTACACATTTGGCACAACGAGTCCAACTATAGAAAATATGGTAAGACTGAGAATATTAATTTGGAATTAACGCACGGATTAAACGGTGTTAGAAATACTGCCAAAAACAAAATACAAGAAATCGTTGGTGGTAGAAAAGATTATAAAACAGATTGTTTAGCCTCAGAATTTAAAGATTGGGGTATTAGTTGGGAATAAAAAATATCTTATGTTAAACGAAAAAGAAATTTTTGATTGGAAATATAAGGGTTATCTCGTAAATAATATCTTATCACAAAATGATGTTGATGAGATTAATAACGAATTAAATATTCTAAGAATTCAAAGGAATAAAAAAGACTCCTCATGGGGTGAATATGGAATATATTCACACCCACAGAAAGAATCTGAATTAATTTTAAAATATTTTGGGCATCCTAAAGTAATTGAAATTCTTGAGACTATATTAAACAATAAAATTGAAGGGATACAAAGTCAGGCATATTTTAAACCACCTGGCGAACTAGGTAGAGATGCTCATCAAGACGGTTTTTATACTGAATCTGGATGGGGAAATTCAATAAATGTGATTTTTTGTTTAGATGATAGCGACCAATCAAACGGGTGTCTGTGGTCATATGAATCATCACACTTTTTACCTATTCTATCCATTGAAATTGATGAGGAAAGAACAAAGACAAACCCAACATTTTGGAAAAACGAAAGAGGCAAGGGATGTGTGATGCCACAAAATCATAATTTTAAAAAAATATATCATGAATGTAAATATGGTGATGTTTTATTCACTCACGATTATTTAGTTCACGGTTCCGAAGATAATAATAGTAAAAATTATAGAAGGTCAATTGTTATGAGTTATAAAACAATTGGGTCAAACCTAAGACAGGGTGGACAAATGAAAAGAGAGCCATTTGATGTCTATGAAATTAGAAAAAAATATTGGAATTTATGAATGAGAAAAAAATAGAATTTATGAATGAAAAAAAATGGAACGATTTTGACGTAAGACCATCTAAAATTTTTGGATACGAAGTTCCTGTGTATACTCCATCTATATTCAGAGAATTTAGAGGTGAGATTTTTACAACCTATCATTCTGAAGACCATCCTGTGATGAGTAAAATTCACTACGATAAAAATGAACTTGCAATTCATGGAAGATTCTCAAAATCATACAAAGGAGTTTTAAGAGGTTTACATTACGATGATAAAACATGGAAACTAGTACAAGCGTTAGTTGGTGACATATATTTAGTTGTATTGGACATAAGAGAGAATTCACTTAATTATGGAAAATGGGATTGGTTTTTAATTTCAGAAAAAAATAGAGACCAAGTTTTAGTTCCTCCAGGTTTTGCAAACGGACACTACGCATTAACTGATTGTGTGTTTCATTACAATATGTTTTATAAAGGAGAGTATGTCGATTCAATAAATCACGGAGTGGCAAAATGGAACGACCCAAAATGGAATATAGAGTGGCCGTCAAATAACCCAATACTTCAAATGAAAGACAAATGATTAAAAATTTAGAACAATATCCAATAGTTAGAGAACAAAAATTGACTTCACAAGATTTAATAAATTTTGAAGATTTAATTGTTAGTCATTGGGAAGGAGGTAAAATTAGGGGGCCAGTACATTTATCAAATGGTAATGAAGAAGAGTTGATAGAAATCTCTAAAAGAATAGGTCCATCTGATTGGGTTTTTTCTACGTGGAGATCACATTATCATGCTTTAGTGAAAGGTATTTGTCCCATTTGGTTAGAAGACCAAATTTTAAAAGGTAAATCGATTACAATTTGTAATCCAAAAGATAAGTTTTACTCTTCGGCAATTGTTGGAGGAACACTATCAATCGCCTTAGGTGTTGCAATGAGTATCAAACAAAATGGTGGTGATGAAAAGGTGTGGGTATTTGTTGGTGACATGAGTTTTGAAAGTGGAATATTTTATGAAATACATAAGTATGCGAGAAACTTTGATTTACCACTTTATTTTGTGGTGGAAGATAACGGAGTTTCGACCTACACTCCAACAGAGGCAACATGGAATAACATAAAAAAAGATATACCGAACGATGTAATTTGGTATCAATACAAATCCAAATACCCACATTACGGAACTGGTAAGTGGGTTGCGTTTTAAATTAAAGAATATGACATATAAAGAAATACTTTCTCAAATTATGACCGATTTATCTAACGATGATAATACCGTTTTTATTGGTCAACAGATAGTTTACAGGGGAAATCCGATGAGTACGACACTTGATGATGTCCCCAAAGAAAAGATGATTGAAGTACCGGTAATGGAAGAAACTCAAATGGGGATGAGTTTGGGTTTAGCGATGACGGGTAAAAGAGTTATTACATTTTACCCAAGATGGGACTTTTTAATATCCGCATCCAATCAATTAGTAAACCATGTGGACAAATATGAATTGATGACAGGTGAAAAAGTCCACATCATAATTAGGGTCGGTAAAGGGTCTGAGACACCATTAGATCCAGGGCATCAACATAAAGCAAATTATATAGAAGAATTTAAATCTTTGTGTAAACATACTAAAATTTTTGATTGTAAAACTATCGAGGAATTAAAATTACATTATCAATTTGCAAAAGATAATGTTGGTGTGTATATTATAAATGAGTATCCAGAATTGTATCATAATAAAACAGTTTTAAATCTCATATCCGATGAATCGAATGAAAGTACTAACACACTTATGATTGAAGATTTTATGGGAGATGGATGGTATGACATTGAAAATTATAAAATATGTGAAATTACTGAAATATCAGAAAGAAAAGATGAAAATTTTTACCATTTGGTACATGTAAACTATTATTTATCTCTATATAGTTTAGAACATAAAGATTTACCAATCTCAGAAGAAATTAAAATTTTACTAAAGAAAAATCAAAACTTCAAAGTTATTTTTATAACAGAGCATGAATGTGACCTGGAAAATGTTATAAAAATCACGGATTTCTTACTTAGAATTATTGAAATACCGGCAAACCAAGTTTTTATTATAAATGGTAATCAGTTGTTACCACAATTAAAAAACGAGATAAATTCTAAAATAAATGTTCATGTGTCAAACAGACTTCCATTGGTGATTACAAGAAATATTGTGAATTTGTGTGATGGATATCCGTTTAAAATCAATAAAGAAAAAACGTTTACGTGTTATAATAGGAATCTAACTATGCATAGATTAGGTATTTTAACGGCACTTAAACATCATAATTTATTAGATGATACCGATTGGTCTTTTCTAAGAGGAAATAGATTGTCCGCAATGAAATTAGAAAATGGTGATATCGATTCTAATATTTTATTGACCGTATTTGACCAAGATTTAATTAATGAAACACAAAGTAGTTTAAACTTTTTTAAAAATATTGATATTAAAAAAAGTGAGTTTGAGGATTATGACGTGGATACCCCTGGTGGAGGTCAAGATTGGAATTCAATGTTTGAAAATAATCCATATAAACATTCATACATCAATATTGTCAATGAGTCTCAGTTTGAAAAAAATAATTTAATTCATATTACTGAGAAGACATTTATTCCTTTTTATTATTCACAGTTTCCATTAATTGTTGCTACTTATCAACACATTAAAAAAACAAAAGAACTCTATGGATTCGATTTTTTTGAAGATTTTTTTGATTTAAGTTATGATAATGAACCAAATCCACAAAAAAGAATGAGAATGATTATTGATGAAATTGTTAGAGTTAGTAAGAAAAAAAACCAATTACAGGGATTTTATCAAATCTCAAAAAAAAGGTTCAAACACAATAAAGATATAGTTACAAGTTTATATGATGATAAAACAGACCATAACTTTTTTCAAAGTTTAATAAATTTTCAGTAATGTACATACTCGGAATTTCATCGTTTTATCACGATTCTTCAGCATGTTTATTCAAAGACGGAGAATTAGTGTTTGCTTGTGAAGAGGAAAAATTTACGGGAATTAAACACGATAGTTCTTTTCCAATTAATACAATAGAATATATCTTCAGTCATTATAACATTACCCATAAGGATATTGATATGGTTTGTTATTATGAAAATCTTAATCTGAAATTGAAAAGAGTCTTAAATAATATTAAGAAAAACTTTGTTACATCACCAAAATATTCTTTGAAGTCTTTGGTTAAAATCTTAAAAAATATTTCAGACGTAAATAAACATTTGAAACCGTTTAAGGAAAGAGTATTTTATTCTGAACACCATTTGGCTCATCAGTATTATTCATTTTTCACTTCCGATTTTGAAAAGGCAATCTGTTTGTCTATTGATGGTGTTGGAGAAATTGATACCTTATCTATTGGTTTAGCGGATGATGATGGAATTGAATATCATGATTTAGGGAAATATCCTCATTCATTGGGACTTTATTATTCTACAATGACTTCGTATTTGGGATTTAAACCAAATGAGGGAGAGTACAAACTAATGGGATTGGCATCATACGGAGACCCTCAAGAGCATATTGAAAAAGTTAGAAGTTTGATTGAATTCAAAGATGGAGAATTAATCTGTAATATGAATGTTTTTTGTTGGGATAGGTCGGAAAGAGTAATGTTCAATGAAAAACTAATTGAACATTTAGGTATTTCACCAAGGTTGACGGAAGAAGAAATTACTATAACTCATCAAAATTTAGCGGCATCAGTTCAACTAAGATACGAAGAAGTTTTATTTGATATTATCAAAAGTTTGAAAAATCTTGGTAGTAATAATCTTTGCTTAGGAGGTGGTTCGGCATACAATGGTACTGCGAATGGAAAGATAGTTTCTAATTCTGACTTTGATAAAATTTGGATACCAGTTGCTCCATCTGATGCTGGATCCTGTGTTGGAGCTTGTATTCATTACCTTATACAAAATAAAAAATTAGCCAAGAGAGTTACTAAGAATCCTTTTTTAGGACCAAAGTACGATGTTGAATTTTATTTGAGTCATATTAAAAATTTGAATTTTTTTGAAATTCACGATTACAATAGATTAATAAAATACGTTGCAACAAAAATTCATGAAGGTAAAGTAGTTGGATGGTATAGAGATAGAATTGAATTTGGAGCAAGAGCATTAGGACATAGGTCTATTTTAGCTGACCCTACAGTTCCGAATATGAAATCGAGAATTAATAAGTTGATTAAGAAAAGAGAGGGCTTTCGTCCTTTTGCACCTATGGTCATTAAAGAAAAACAAAATGAATTTTTTCATACGATTGATGATGTACCATATATGAATCAAATTGTTAAAGTAAGGGAAGAATTTGCGGATAAATTATCTGCGGTTGTTCACGTGGATGGAACCTCAAGAATTCAAACTGTGTATGAGAACACTGTTATTCACGATTTATTAATTGAATTCGAAAAACTAAGTGGATTTCCCATTATACTGAATACATCGTTTAACATTAAAGATAAAACAATGGTACTAACTCCGTTTGATGCGATAGAAACTTTCAAGGATACTGATTTAGACTTGCTAGTTTTAGATAATTATATAATACACAAAATACTATGAAAAAAATTATTGATTGGTTCCTTAAAAAAATTAAAGAACGCAAAAGAAAAAAAGAGTTAAAAAAGAAAATTGAAGAATTAAGGAAAAGAGACCCATTTATTTATAATCATTGAATCAACAATTTTGAATGAGTTTATTTAATAAATTACGAATAAATTTGGGATACGACTCAATGGATTTGAATAATAACCCAATTCCTAATCTCTATAATTTAGATATTACTTCAAACCCAAAGTTAAAAAAAATGACAGTAGATACACTGTTGGATAATACGTATGGCAATTTTGTTTCAACAACTGTCGATTTTTTTTTCGAAAAGGGGGAAAATTTTATTTATCCTATAGTATTGTTTGAAAGTTTATTATTCACTGAGACCAATACTATCGAACTATCACAAAAAATTGTTGATTCAATAAGAAAAAACAAAGTTAAAATAGTCATATTTTATTTGACTGAGGGATTTTATGGGCATTGGGATTGTGAATATATTTGGATTAATAATTTAGTTGAAAAATATCAAATTCAGAAAAATCAATTTATTGTCGTAACTTCAAATTTATTAGCGGATGAAAAAAAGGTTGATAAAAATTTTATAATATATCCATATCCATTTTTTTTAAACCATATTTCTTTTTTTTGTAAAATTCAAAAGTTTCACCCTTCAACGGAAGTTTATTTTAACGACCACCGTGATTTTTTATCTGATAATATTGAAAAAAACAAAGATTATCATTTTTTGTGTTTCAATGGCATTCCAAAGTTACATAGGTTACTTGTGTTCTCGGAGTTTCTAACAAAACCTGAATATAAAGATAAATTTATTTTGACTATGGGAAAAACAAAAGGTAACATAGAAAAAAATTTTTATGAAATAGTTAAAAATGGAACTCAAGGATATATTTTGGAAAACAAGAATACAATATTAGATTTTTTTGAAAAATATGATTCTCGGAATGAAAGAACTTACGATAGGATTAACTTGTCACAAAATGGTAGGTTAAATGGAGGGACCATCAATGTGAAAGCTCACAAAAAATGTTTTGTAAATGTTGTTACCGAAACTTTATGGGACACTGATAATTGTGTTTTTTTCACAGAAAAAACTTTGAAACCAATATATACTTGTCAACCGTTCATAATAGTTGGTAATCCATATACCTTAAAAAAATTAAAAAACTATGGGTTTCAAACATTTTCACGATGGTGGGACGAAAGTTATGATGAAGAGACTGATGAATATAGAAGAATTGAAAAAATATTCAAAGTTATGAGAGATATTTCAACTTGGGATAAAGATAAGTGTAGAGAAACTTTGGTTGAAATGAATGAAATACTCAAACACAACTTTAGAATTTTGTTTACTACTACAGAATTGAAGAAGTTGTACTCATTGTTAAAAACACATGATGATAGTGTCAAAATAATTTGATTTTTATTCAAAAAATAATTATATTATAACTCATTGTTCCATTATATGATAATTCAAAAAATTTTATTTTCGAAGGAAGAGTGTGATGATATAATCAATATACACAAAGTTAATTCACAAAAATGGAAAAATTATGACCGAGAGTATAAATCGTTTTCTATAATTTTGAATGGAGAGACCGAATGGATATTTTCTAAAATGAAAAACTTCTTTGAAAAAGAAAGTGGATTAAAGATTGAAACTATCAAGAATGAAGTTCATTTTCACGTGTTTAAAACTAATGATTGGTTTGGTGTACATAATGATGCTAGGAATAATAGATTGTTTTCACTAGGAGTTTTGTTGAACGATGATTTTGATGGGGGAGAATTTAAATTGTATCTTCAAGGGGAAGAAATTGTTTTAGAAAAAAAAGTTGGTAATACATATATTTTTGACGCAGCAATTTCACATGAAGTAACGCCAATCCAATATGGGATTCGTTATTCCCTAATATGGTTTATTCAAAATAATAATGTAAAAACTAAACCAACAAAATTTATATAAATATGATTATTACCATATTATGTGAGCCAAGAAGTGGTTCAACTAATTTAATTAATTGGTTTTATCATAATAAAAATTTTAGTATTTTATTTACACCTAGTGATCCTAAATCAAAATGGTATAAAGTAGGATCTCCAAAAAATTATAAATATAATACTCGATATTTTTTGATAAAAGAAGATTATTATCACTACAAAAATTTTGATGAATTAGTTTCCATATCAGATAAGATAATATTACTTTACAGAGAAAATACGGAGGAACAGATAGAATCTTGGATAAATGCAATAACAACAAAAAATTGGGATAAGCCATGGGTTTCAAAAAATATAAAAAATATTAATGAAACTCAATTTTTTATTGAATTAAAAAATAGTTTCAAAAAAGAATATTTAGATAAAGAATATTTTAAAATATCGTATGAAGAATTATATTGTCGAAATGGGTTTCAAAAAATATTAGATTACTTGGGTATAAATGAGTTAGAAAATAAAGATTTTCCATACGGACAAAAATATAGGGTAGATGCCAACAAACCAAAAATAAAAAAATTAATTTAATTTATTATGATTTATCAAGAGGTTATTTTTACTAAAAAAGAATGTGAAACAATTATGAATCTTAGAAATAATCATAAATTATTTTTTGTCACACCTGAATCGTCTCTCATCAAAAACACCCGTACAGTATATCATAAAGAAAAAAATTTTAATGGTGTTGGATACGACAATTCAAAAGATTGGGTCAAAAGGTACAACGTTTGGGATATACCAATTAATAAAGAAACTTTTTGGTTTTATGATAGAATTTACAAATGGTTTTCAGAATTGACTAATATTCAAATTGACAGGGAAAAATATTTTAATCGCAGTGATGCCGCTCACAAAATTCATGAGTACAATATAGGAGACAAATTTGATTTACATGCCGATCAAAATGATGGAAGTATTGATAGAATTTGGAATTTGGGTATTCAATTAAACTCCAATTACGAAGGAGGCGATTATATTTGTTATGACAAAAATAATCACCCGATTAATATTTCTAAAGAAACAGGTAACACAATAGCGTATTCCTCTGATGTGTTACATGAAATAAATGAAATTTTACAAGGAAAAAGATATTCTTTAGTTGTCAAAATCTACTCATGGGAATTATACACCAAAAAAAACAAAAGTTTTATTTAAATGATTTATCAAAAAAAAATTTTCTCAAAAAAAGAATGTGATTTAATTATAGATTATGCGAACCGTTATAAAGATATTTCTATAAATCCTAAAACTTTTGAACTTCACGAAAAAAATAGGATAGTAAGTCCATCTAATTTTTTTATGCAGTATTATGTGTTTGGAATACCAATGAATGATTCCACCTTTTGGGTTTATAGTAGATTATTTAAATGGTTCGAATTGGTGACAAGTGAAAAAATGTCGAACAATTTTGGTTCATTCATTTCAACTTTACATTGTTACAAAGAAAATGATGGATTTGGAAGACACATAGATTTGACGGAAGGATTTGAAGATAGGAGGTATAATATTGGAATTCAACTTAATGAAAATTATAGTGGTGGGGACTACATATGTTGGGACGAAGACAAAAATGAAATATTGATATCAAAAAAAGTTGGTACATCACTTTGTTATCATGCTAAAATTGAACACGAAATAAAAATGGTGACAGGTGGTGAAAGATGGTCTTTGGTTGTACCAATAACTAAGAGAATGATAGTCAATCAGAATAAACCTAAAATTTTATAATTTAGTAAATAAAAAACCTACCATGACAAATCAATCATTTTATTATAATATGTTAAAGTTAGAAATAGTAAGAAAATATGAATGAAATCAAGAAAGAATATAATTTTTTAAATCAGTCAGAAATAAAATATTTAATTACTTTATCTGAAAATTTTGTAGTACACCAATTTGATTTGTATCATCAGACTGATGTTGATAAAGGTAATTTACAAACATATTTCAACACAATTACTAAATATATATCAGAAAATTTTGTGGGAGAGTATCAGCTCAAAGCCATAGAAATGAACAGAGTTACTGAATCAGACATTATGGATGGGTATCACCAAGATGATTGTGATTTAACATTTGTTACTTATTTTGAAATAAATTTTGAAGGTGGTGAATTTGAATATTTAGATGAAAAAAACTCAAATCTGATTGAACCTGAGGCTAATTTGACATTAATCATGGATAAAAATCTATTACATAGAATTAGACGAGTAAAAAAAGGTGAAAGATTTTCATTAGTTTCTTTTTTTATTTTAAAACCATCAGTTCAAAAAAAAATTAAAACTTTTATTTAAAAAAACAATAATATGAACAAGGTAATCTTTGAAAATACATACGGGTATAAAGATTTTATTACCGAAGAAGAAAGACTTTTTTTAGAGGAGTGGGCCATCAATAATAACTCTTATCTTAAAAGAAACGGTAAAGGACCTTATCGTAATTTTGGTAGATTGGACAGTTTATCTGACATCCCGCCACTAATAAAGGAATTAAAAACCAAACTAATAGAATTAGAATCTATTGAAAAAGTAATCGAAGCTCCAAAAAATGCTGATTGGTTAGGTATACAAAAGGAAACCGCGTTTGTTGAGCCTCATATGGATTACAATGGTCCGGATGATAGATATTACACTAGAAGATATAACATATTAATATCTTTACCCGAAGAAGGGGGACAACCTATATATGGGAATAAAGTATTAAATGTCAAAGAGAGGATGATTTGGAGATGTGATGCTGGATTAGTAATCCACTCAAGTATACCAAACAAAGGTAAAAAACCAAGAATAAACCTATCTTTTGGGTTCTTAATGCCAAAATCAGGTAACTCATTCGAAACTAAATTAATGTGACGAACCCACACCAATCAAATAAAGTATTATATTTGCATAAAACAAAACAAGAATATGAAAGGTGCATTAATTATAAAAAATTAGATAATATTCTGAGTTATTAGATTTCTCAAATTCTCTAAAATTAAACAAACAAACTTTATAAATGAAAATTTTACTTTTATACACACCTAGAAGTGGGTCTACTTCTATAATGAGATATTTTGAAAAACTGAAGCCCGAATATCAAATTTTCAACCAACCATGGTCCTCGTGGAAAGGTACTAAAAATTATCGGTTGAATGATTTTTTAGGGATGGATAAACTTTTTGTAAAAAATACGATAGATTGGGTTATGGATAATAAAGAAGATAGTGGAAAAATGAAATCTAATTCTATTCCAACAATTCAAGAGATTTTTAATTTTTTTGATAAGGTTTTGGTCTTATCGAGAAAAGATATAACTCAACAAAGTATAAGTTTGTATTTTTCATCCGAAAATAACTCTTACTTGGAAACATATGACCGACTTTATAATATAGAATCTATAGATGAAACAAGATTAAATGAAATAAAATCCAATCTTACAAAGGATAATGATTTGGTAAATGAATTGGTGAATCTTGGTGTTAGTCATTATTATTATGAAGACTTGTATTATGAATCTTTCAATGACTTTTTTCAAACACTGAATTTAGACTATCATAATGAATATTTCGATAGATATTTGAATACCACAAAAAGATACAAAAAAGGGGAGGTGACAAATAAAGTTGTTAAAACATTTATTTAAAAATTTTTAGTATTTATATTATAGTAATTTCAATTATTAAAAATAATGGATATAGACGTAAAAAAAATTGTTTCAGCATGGATGACATCATTTAGTCCTAATGATGATGAAAAAAAGTTGGCTGAGGATAGATATAATATTTGTTCAACTTGTGACCGAAAAGAAAAAAATTTGTTAGGGATTGATGTTTGTAAGGAATGTGGATGCCCTCTGTCAAAAAAAATTTTTACGTTGACAGATAGAGAAACTTGTCCCTTAAAAAAATGGGATGATTTAGATAGTGAGTTTAGAAAAAATAAAAAACATAAGTATAACTTATTTTAAATAAATTAAATTAATTCGTAAAATAAAGTATGAGAAGTGTATTAATAAGTTTAGATTTTATTTACAGGGAAGATGGCAGCTTGACTCCATTAGAGTTGAATACTGAAACGAAAGATGATATTGATATTTGGAATATTACAAATGATAACTTTATCGAAATAACATCACCTTTTTTCAGACATGAAGAACTAAATCAATATTTGCAGTCAAATAACATTACAAAAATAGTTGTAATTGCAGGTAATGCTCACAGTAAATACATAAAAGCGTTCGCGGATTTTTATAATTATGAATATACTTTGGTTTCGGTTGGAAAAAACCAAGTGACAGTTCCTGAAGTCGAAGACTCAGATGATACGATTATAATAAGAATTGCTTATGATACTTATGCCTTGATTGATGATTTGTATGCGAGGGATAATTATGAGTTTCATAATCTAATTAAAAACGAATCGTTCGCAAGTCCTGTAACTTTCACTGAAAATAATTTTGATACAATTCTTAATTTTGAGGATTCCCAAGACGGAACAATACCAAATTATGTTTTGAAGGCAAGAACACCAGGATACGTCAAATCCGAATATCCTAAAATTTACAAATTTGATAATGTTTCTCAACTTGAAAACTTGAAGTCCAATTTAAAAAATAATGAATTTATTCAAAAGTTTGAATATAATGAAAATCTTTCACTGATAGACCAAAGAACACATCATTTAAGGAGTATGAATTTGATATGTGGAGAAAATTTAGATGTTGTTAATTTCATAAATTACAAGTCAAGTAATCTTGTTTCTATTGATAATACAAAATTAATTAAAGACTATGAAATTAATGAAAATAATAGATTACACCCATTAAATGAATGTAAATATTATCCAACTTACTTGTCCAAGTATGGATTCAGATACCATTTCGATAATGAAGACAAAGTTTTAATGTGGGACAACAGTCTTAAACTTATTCAAGATGTAAACATAGGGGATATTTTTAAAGGAGTAAAATTTCCTCAGGGGCATGAAATTTTTCCTAATGACCCTGAATATGTAAATTTAAACGATATTGAAAATTTTGAATTGGAGGAGACAAAAGTAGTAAGTATTCAAGGGGGACAACAGGGTATTTTTGCCAATATTACAGCATCGAATGAAGAATATGGTACTCTTTCTTGGTTTGACGGTATAAGTAATTTATATTTAGTATCTGGCGGAGATGTTCCAAATGGATTTGCTTTTTATCAAAAAGGGGGAGAGTTAGAGATTGGACAAAGGATATATGTCTATAACAAAAGTTCAAATACTATGATAGATTTTATCGTTGAAGATTTATATTTTGATTTGAAAGATTTAACTTGTTATATCCTTTCTTTGTATAAAACACCTGAATTTTTAATTCAACTCGAACAAAATCATGATCTTTACTTGGTACAACACAATAGTTGTAATGCTTATGGTTGTTACTATAATAGATATCCAGGTAGATGCACTGGTACATGTGATGATTGTGGAAAAGGTTCTCCCCTTTGTAATAATTGTGGGGGAGATGCTGGAGTACTGTGTTATTAATTATGAATTTAAAAATAAAAAAATGGAAACTAATAAAATAATCAAACCAAAAACATTACCAGTTACAGATTCACAAAGGGAATCTATGAATATTATCACAAATAAAATAATTCAATTAATTAAGGATAAACATTTGTGATTCGCATAATAATCAAATTGAGTTAGTTTTATGGAAAAAATTTTTATTTCAGAAAATTTTTTATCTAAAAACGAGTGTGATAATATTCTAAAAACAATTTTTGATAAAACTACCTTGGAAGTTGCTCGAATCGGGTCACAAGGAGGTCATATCCATACGCAATTAAGAAAGTCATCAACCTCATTCATCACGGAATTAGGAGACTTAAATCAAAAACTAGTTAGGGTACTTTCAGATAAAGTAAAAGTTAAAGGTGGTAATCCGACTAATCTGTCAGACTTTCAACTCACAAAGTATGATGTTGGGGACTATTTTAATTGGCACATTGATCCTCCACACAGAGATTATACAATAATTATTTTTTTGAACAATGATTATCAAGGAGGAGAATTGGAAATTAAAGATGAGAACGAAAAAGTTTTTAGAATAGAAAAAAAAGAAGGAAAACTTGTTGTATTCCCTTCTTTCCTTTTTCATCGTGTCACCAAAATTGAAAAAGGAATAAGATATTCATTAGTGAATTGGGTAGCTATTGAAAAAACACTGAATTATAAAAAAACTTTGATTTAGTTAAATTAGACTCAAACTATGAATGTTTTAAAATTTTGGAATACTGATTCGTTCGAAATTTCTAGTTATAGATACGGAATATCCGAAAGAAAAAATTCTACGTATACAACATCTGGTACAGACACAACAGGAAAATGTTTGTATCAATACAATGAATTAGGATTTAGAGGAGACTCTATGTATAAACAAGGTTTTAAAATTCTATCAATAGGAGATTCCAACACTGAAGGAGTAGGATTGAATAACAATGATACATGGTCATCGAGGTTTTCGAATTTTTTTAGTAATGGAGTAAATATGAATTTTGGTACGGGAGGAAGAAGTAATGATTTTATCGCTAGATGTTTGTTAACATATTTCGATTTGATTAAACCTGATTTAGTTTTGGTCATGTACACCTCTCCTCAACGCAGAGAAGTATATACGAAATATAATACAATAGAGCCTTTTATGCCAACCGCTTCTTGGGGGTATACTAAAGAAACTGAGGAGGGGCAGCATATTCAGAAAAATCTGATAGAAATACAAAATGATGGTGAAGATTTTGTAAATTGGTATAAAAATCATCTTTTGATTAAATATTTTTTACAATCAAAAAATTGTAATTGGTTGTGGAACGGATGGATGTTAAATTATGAAGGGTATGATGAGTTCAATCGTTATGATGGTGACTATGGTAAATTTTTAGATTATGCGGTTGATGGAACTCATCCAGGTATTCTTCATAATAGATTGTACTCAAAAAATTTGGTTAACCACATCAAATTAAATTTTTTAGATTATATTCCCATAAATAATTTTAAAGAAGATGCGAATGATGTTCACACTAAACTCTTTTAATCTCTATTGTCAATGTAGATTATAATTTCATTGTAATAAATTTTGTATTTTGTTCATAACCATTTCTGATGTAATAGATTTTTGACAGATATGTTGTCTCTCAGTTCCTTTGTAAACTGGACACCAATCCCAATCACCAGAGTCAAATGTTAAAACAGGATCATTCCAACATTTAATACAAACATTATTTGAAACTCTTGTCATGTTATATGAAAACTCGTGATTGTTTTCACTAAATCCTGCAATCATAACTGTTTTTTTACCTAGTGCCCAATTCATCCAAGATAATCCTGAACTTAATCCTACGAAGAAATCTGCATGGAATAGAATATTCATAACTTCAGGCCAATCTTTATCATGATTATGTATGACACCATCAATATTATATTTCTTTAACGATAAAATCACAACTTCATATCCTAACTCTTTTAACCTTTTTGAAAGAGTAGCCCAATTTTCAAAAACCCATTCTTTACAACCAGCAGTTGATTGAGGGCCAAAAACAACATATTTCTTTTTTATTGGTCTTGCTTTAGGTGTGAAGTTTAAAGTATAATTCATCTCTTTATAGTTTAAACCTAAAATATCCGTTGCGGTTTGTTGTAGTGGAATTAAATTGATTTGAGTTGGGTAATTGTCAAACTTTCTCCAAGTTTGGTCATCATCTTTAAACCAACCTAATCTATAAACCACATCACAATTAACTGACTTACCAGGTTTTATGAATGAAATGTCTTTATAGTCATTTGAACCTTCAAACCATTCATTATGGAATGTACTTAAAATGACCTTACATTTTTTCTGATTCATTAATTCAATAGCGTATGGAGCCCATGCTAATGTATCACCGACGGCTTTTGTTTCAAAAGAAATTAGAACAGTTTTATTTTCCAAAGTAAATCTATCGACAATTTCCCCGTTAATTTTTATAATCCAAGGGATGTAATATTTTTTGGAACTGGCAGTCCACATGTTATTGGTAATGGTTTGAGAATGAATTACTTGATTGTTATCACCATTAATGAATTCAACAAAGTATTCTTTTTTGTCATCACCTAAAACTTCAACTCTTGGGCCATCTAAGTAATTGATAATAACTCTATTTTCTTTTATTGGTCTATCTAACCAAGGTTTTCTTTCTAAGAAATCATTGACTGTTTCTAGCCCTATTTCAGCAATGCGTTCCCAATTAAACTCTTGTCTAATCTGTTCTGATTCTACTAATGATAATGTTTTATATTTTTCATAATCACCATAAACCGAAAACATCTTTTCACCCAAATCATTAAAATCAGGTTCATAATAATTTCCAACATTATCGTTGAAATGGTTGTATGTACTGGCACTTACTGGTAATTCGTGTGATATCTTAACAGGAATACCTTTACCTTGTGCGAATTCTAATTGGCCTGAACAATCTGAATAGATTGACGGTGTACCGCAAGCCATTGCTTCAATAAGAGGTAAATTCCAACCCTCAGCTCTTGCACAAGACACAAACACACTACAAGACTTTAATAATCTAATGTATTCTTCTCTTGGTGGAAAATGGAGAATTTTAATTCTATCATCCTCCAACCCATAATGTTTTAATCTTTCCTCAGTTGATTTTAAACCATCATTTGAGAATGGGTTATCAACAGAAACAATTAGTTCAACAGGTTCGTTTTTATCAAATGTTTTTACGAAGGTTTCAATGACTTCCTTAATTGACTTTCGATAATCCCACCTTCCCGCTAAAAAGAATGTAAACTTATCTTTCGTTAATGGGTGAGTAACTTCTTTATCAGGAAAGAAAGTATTCACATCGACACCTTCAGGTACCACTTTAATTTTATTTGGGTCATAACCTTGGGCAATGGTACAATCTCTTTGCCATTTTGACGGAACCCACATCTCATCAAATTCTTTTAACTTATTAAAGTATTCTTGTGGTTGTAAGGTTGACTCCCATACATTGTAGGCAATTTTTGGGCCATCGTAGTTATCATAAAAAATGTGATGATTTGTTTCGCATAATACAATATTAACATCAGGTTCAAATTCTTTAGATACATCAGGGTATAAAGAGAAGTCACTTCTTGTTTTATCTGAGTTCCAAAGGATTTGTTTGTATAATAATTTTTTATCAATTTCATTAAAATAATGTTCATTATCATGAGCATTTTCATTATATCCCTCCCAAGAGTCACCAACGGTAAAGTTTCTAACTTTAATATCCGCGTGTTTATCTAAATGTCTAAAAAAATCTCTTGTATGTTGATTATATCCTGTGTTACCAACGTAAGAACCGTGGGCGTAAATTTTAGGTCTGATCATTTGTTAAATTATTTATTGAAAATATAAGGGATATGTGTTATAATTTCAATTGAAAACTAAATAATATGGCACAAGGAGTTCATAAAATAACTGAAGATTTTGAGAAGGCGTTATGTGACTACACAGGAGCTCCTCATGCAATCGCATTAGACAACATGAGTAACGCATTATTTTTAGCGTTATATTATGAAAAGAATATTGTAAAAACATTAACTGGTGATACGGTTGATTGTCCGTCAAAGACATATCCTTCGGTTCCTTGTGAGATTATTCATGCTGGATTAAAAGTTAATTTTATACCTGTTGAAGGAAAAACAATCAAAGGAGCATATACCCTTTCACCATCTAATGTAGTGGACTCAGCACTTAGATTTACTGCTGATATGTACCAAGCGGGTACTCACATGTGTTTATCTTTTACAGGTCCGTATAAGACCTTAAAATTGAGCAAAGGTGGTGCAATTATTACCGATGATTATCAGGCGATGTTATGGTTTAAGAGAGCAAGATTTAGTGGAAGGAGAGAATGTTCTTATCATGACGACCATTTTGATATGTTGGGATGGAATTTCTATATGATGCCAGAACTTTCGGCAAGAGGGTTATTAATGATGACTCAATTCTATAATTTAGATGGGGCAAAAAAGCATAACCAAGACTTGGAATTACCCTATCCTGATTTATCAAAATTTGAAATTTATAAGAAATGAAAATTATTTTAATACAATTGTGGTTAGGGAAAATTCCTGATTATTTTTGGTATCACTATGACACCACTAAAAATATAAATGGTATCGATTTCCTTTTTGTGACTGACCAAGATATTGAGTTGAATGCTAAAAATTATAAAGTGGTTAAAACTACAAAAGAAGACGTTGAATTATTACTGTTAAATAAATTAAATAGTCCAATTATTTTAAAAAATAATAAAAAAGTTTGTGACCTCAGACCATGTTACGGTGAATTATTTGAATCATATTTGGATGGATATGATTATTATGGGCATTATGATATTGACACTTTATTTGGGAATGTTAATAATTGGATAAAACCTTATTTGGAAAAATATGATGTTATTTCTACTGCAGATGAACTAAACCATAATAGGATTTCAGGACCTTTTACAATTGTTAAAAATACGTTTAACAATAGGAGACTATATAGAAAAAATTATGAAGATTTTGTAAATTCATTTGAGTATGAACATATATTAGGACTTGACGAGAACCAATTAAATCATATATTTCATGATTTTTTAAATGTTAAATTACTTTATAATTCTATAAACTGTGAAAGTAATAATGGGAGTAAAAATACTTATGATGTTCGTTGGAGTGGTGGTAATGTATATGTAAATGAGGAAGAAAAAATGATTTATCATTTCTATCGTAAAAATCACACAGTATTTCAAAACGTAGGAAATCAAATCTATGGCAGATATGATAAAAAATATGTGGATGATTTCTATTGGGTTTTTGGATTTACTGAAAACTATTCAGAAAGCGTTAAATATTTGATGGAATCAATTCATTATTATTCAAACAGAAAATGTATAATTTATAGTATTAATTTTGATTATAGAATCCCTGATAAATTTCTCACAAGCCCACAATTTATTTTTAAAAAAATTAATATTGAAGAAGGATTAAAAGATGAAAAAGGTAGAGATGAAAATATTATAAGTTGTAAACCAAAGTTGATGATTGATGTGATTAATCAATATCCTGATAAGAAGTTTATTTTTATAGATAGTGACATTTATCTAACAACATCTGCTGACGACATATCAAAATATTTTAACAAACTTACAACATACCCTTTAATTAACTCACATATTCATGATGTAGTTTATTATTCTGGGCTTATTGAAGGTGAAGAATGGACAAGTACTGCTCATATATTGGCAAAAAAAGTTGGTGTTGAAATTTGTGTATTTCCACGTAGAAAAACAAATGTAATGTTGTTTGATAAAAATTCTAAGTGGTTCTTCCAAGAACAAATTGATATGTATGAAAAATACAAAAATACCGAAGTAGGTATATTTAAATTACATGATGAAGATTCTGCAAATATAATTCTTTCAAAATATCAATTGTATGATTGTCTTCACTTATGTGATATTGAAAATTGTGATGATATTGAAATTGACACAATCACCGATATGAATAACTCGTTTCATATGACTCAAATATCTCCAAGTGTAAGACTACCACAAAATCAAAATGATATTGCAGTATTTCACGGTATGAAAAATACGGAGTCGTTTAAAAAAATCCAAAAAAACTATGGGAATAAAGTTTTGGATTGTGAAGAGATGGTTGTTTATTATGTTGATAATACACTTTTTTTTGAAAAGAATTCTTTTTTAACAACAAAAAATTTACACGGTGAATTTGACTTTATCTTAAAAAATAAAGAGGGTGAAATAGTTCAAAGATTAAATAACCAAATTCTTATGAACTATTGGACTTTTTACATCTCTGATGTATTTTTATCTGAAGGAGATTACTCAGTAGAAATTATACAAACGCACACAGGAAATAAAATTTATAATAATGTTTATAAAAAATAAAATAAAAAAATATGAGAGATTTAAGAGGGTTAATTACAAGAGACAATTATGAAAAAGGCGGGTGGTGTTTGGATGAAAAAAGAAATCTTATACATGATTTGGTTGAAACAACAAACAGTAAAAGTTGTATTGAAATTGGAGTGTATAAAGGAAGTTCTTTGTTTTCATTTGCGGAAGTTTTAGAAAAAATAGGAGGAAAAATAGTCGGAATAGACCCGTGGTCTTTTGAAATGTCTAAAAATGAAATCCCATTCTTTGATAAGAATCAAGAAGATTATTTTTATAATGAATTATTGAAGGGCCAAGAAACATTTGAATTTATTTATAAAGGTGTTTGTGAAATTATTGAAAATAATGATTTATCAAAAACAGTATCTTTAATAAGGAAACCATCACAAGACGCATTTAATAATTTTGAAAATGAATCAATTGATATAGTTCATATCGATGGAAACCATAATGAGATGAATGTCTCAAGAGATATTTTACTTTATTTACCTTTGGTTAAAAAAGGTGGGCATATTATTATGGACGACTCTGATTGGGATAGTGTTCGTAATTCTATTAATAAATTTTTAGTACCATATTGTGATTTGGTTAAAGATATTGGTTACTGCTCTTATTATAAGAAAAAATGAAATTAGCGTTATTTGGATGCGGTGGACATGCTCGTGAAGTTGCTGCGCAAATAAATGAAGAAATAACTTTTTTTGTTGATGACGAATATGTAAATGAGTTTTCCAAACCTATCAGTACATTTGACCCTGAAGTTTATCAGATGATGGTGGCGGTTGCAGATTCAAAAGAAAGAGAAAAAATTGTTAAAAAACTTCCGCAAAATACATCATACTTTACCTTTGTTCATCCGACAGTTTTACTTATGTCTGAAGATATACAAATTGGGATTGGAAGTTTTATAGGAGCTTATTCCATATTGACTACAAATATTACTCTTGGTAATCACGCTATTTTAAACAGAGGAAATCAAATTGGGCATGACAGTAAAATAGGTGATTTCTTTAGTGCAATGCCAGGAGCAATTGTTTCAGGAAATGTTGTCATTGGTACAAATGTCTACATGGGTAATAATTCCTCAATCCGAGAAAAAATAAATATTAGTTCTAACGTTATAATAGGGGCAAATGCTACCGTTGTTAAGAGCATAATTACAAGTGGAACATATCTTGGAGTACCTGCAAAATTAAAAAGTTATAAACTACAAGAAGGAGACCCTGATGATATTAAGAAGTTACATAATGTAAACCCAAAAATTGGTATAGTAATTCCAACTTATCAAAGGCCAGATGGTTTATCACCGTTATATTTATCAAATGCTTTGAATTCTATAAAGAATCAAACGTTTAAGAATTATAAAGTTTTTCTTATTGGTGATAGATATGAAGACAATGATGAATTTATAAAAATTGCGACATCAATTATTGATAGTGATAAAATATATTATGAAAATTTACCATTTGCGGAGGAAAGAGATAACTATGGAGATAATAATTTAGCTATTTGGAACTATGGTGGAGTTAATGCAACCAATTATGGGATTGAAATATCTTTAAATCAAGGATATGACTATATCTGTCATTTAGACCATGATGATACATGGGATTCTAATCACTTATTATTAATATCAAGTACTATTGCAAAAACGGACGCTTTATTTGTATTTACAAAATCAAAACACAAAAATTCTATTTTCCCAAATATAAACTCAGATGATGAGATTATTGAAATTTTACCTGAAAATGAGCGATTAATACGTTCTTCAGTGTGTATGAACTTTAAAGAAATTCCATTACGTTATAGAGACATTTTCAAAGAAACAGGTATGGTTGGTTTACCTGGAGATGGGGATTTGTGGAATCGTGTTAAAGAATGGATAATTAAAAATGGATTAAAAAGTTATTTAATAAATGAAAAAACTTGTATACATGAACAAGAAGGATATTCACTTAATATGAATTTAAATTTAAAAATGAAAAAAGTTGCGTTAATTAGTACATTCTGTGACACTTCTGAAAAAATAGATACTCTTGAGAAGAATATAAAAATAATTAAGAATCATAACTTAGATGTTATTGTTATATCACCATTTAATTTACCTGAGTACCTGACAAAACAATGTGATTATTTTTTAATTACAAAAGATAATCCAATTTTGGATTGGCCAACAAAAGCGATGTGTACATGGAGAGTGTTAAATGTTAATAAAGTTAAATATACGATGACAAAAACACTCGCGGATTATGGATTTGCAGGGTTGACACAAATTAAACAATTAAGTCAAATTGCATTAGGGTTAGATTATAATCAATTTTATCATATGATATATGATATTAAAATTGATGAAAATGTAATTGAAGGGTTTTATTCAAATAGAGTTAATAATGTTTATCCATCTAAAAGAAACGATAAAATTTGGGAAGTTGGATTACATTTTTTAATTTTTAACAAAGAAAATTTAAAAAATTTTATATCATATATTAATTTAGAAACTTATTTAGATGTTAAAAATGGAGATGCTTTTGAATTATTATACACATTACAAAATAAATTAAATTATGTGATTGAAAAAACACCTGTTGAAGATGAAATTTATTATTACGAAAACGTTGATTCCTTTAATTACTCTCCAATCGAAGGAATTAAATTTTTTATAGAAAATGACGACGAAAATCCATCATCAATTAAAATTTTATTTTACGATGTTGTTGGTGAAAAAGAAATTAAAGTTAAAATTGGTGAGACTGAATCGGCACATACCATTAGTAGTTTATATCTAATTGATTTAGGATTTAATAAATTCAATCTACAACCTGTAACTGTTGAAGTGGATGATACCAATTACGATATTACCGACATAATTAAAAAAATTAAGCATAGTACTTTAAGTATTAGTTAGGATGATTGAGAACATAAATTTGTGGCATGCAGATAGAGGAACTTATTTTGATAGAAACGTTAACATAATTTCTTGGAGTAATGATTACCATATACACGTTGGAAAATACTGTTCTATCGGTAGAGATTGTAACTTCTTTTTACACGCAAATCACAGATCTGATTGGATAACAACATCTTCTCAACTGTGGGGACCTGTCACACCTGAGATTGCTTCATTACATATGGATATGGGTCATCCATCTTGTAAAGGTGATATCATAATTGGAAGTGATGTTTGGATTGGTGCAAAATCAACAATAATGTCTGGTATTAAAATAGGACACGGAGCCATTGTTGCCGCAGGTGCGGTAGTAACCAAAGACGTTGAACCATTTTCTGTTGTTGGAGGTAATCCCGCAAAACATTTAAAGTACAGATTTGAAGAACAACAAATTAAAGATCTATTAGATATTGCTTGGTGGGATTGGGAAGAAAGTAAGATTAAAGAAGAGGCAATGATATTATGGAGTCAAGATATAAATTATTTTATAGAAAAAAATAGGAAATGATAACGGTAACATATAATTCAGATGGTATCAAAGTTAGCGTTGAACAAATTAGCAAGTACAACAAAAATTTACCATTAAAGTTAAACATTAAAAAACATGTCAGTGGTGAAATACAATGGTCATCAAACTTAGGAGATAATTGGATCGCAACTTATCCTAATACTGAAATGTTTGATGTAGAAATTCTTGACTCAAGAGGACTTGTATTGTATACCAAAAAGTGGGACATAATGGAACATGGAAACCATTTCTACAAATCTTTATGGACGTATAATAAATCGTTATTATCGAATGGAAAATTCCCAACAGGATTAGTTATTGGAACCCATGATGGTGAGTTTGGAGAATGGGTTCCAAGTGTTCAAAATCGGCTGTGTAGAGTGGTTTTAGTTGAAGCTTCAAATAATCAATATAGTAAGTTACAAAAAAATTATTGTAAAAACTCACTTGTTAAAACAATTCAAAATATAATAACACCAAACGGTGGAGAAGTTGAGTTTTTTGAAGGGGGTGAAGGTTATACAAATACCGTAGTTGAAAGAGTAATTAAACACTGGGAGACAGAAGAGATTCACTCAACTAAAAAAAGTTCGATTGCTATTACCGATTTAATATTAACAGAATGTAACGGGAAAATTGACTGGTTACATCTTGATGTTGAAGGATTAGATGCCCAATTAATAATGGGGATTGATGAGAACAAAGTTTCATTACCCGACTTTATTATTTTTGAGGACTATAATTTAACTCAAGATAAAAAAGATGAAATTTACAATTGGTTAAAAGACAGAGGATTTGAACTTAAATCCGAAGGGGGTATTTGCGAGGCAATCAGATAAAAATTATTTCTTTTTAAATTGTTCCTTTTTTTCTTCAGACTGGTACAACTTCAACAACTTGAGAGAATCTTTGTAATGTTTCTCAAGCCTGTCCAATTCTTCAACAGGGACACATGAATCACAAGCAATGTTATATTGTTCTTCAGCCTCTTTGATAATATTTTGAATTGTGTTTATAAGTTTCATACACATATAAATATTATCGAGGTACTACTTTATTTAGTTTTCAACAAAACTATATTATTGAGTGTATAAAACCTAATATCTGGTTATTTATATAGGAACAATTCTTAAATGGGTATAATATCAGTAAATTTTTATAGTGGGGGAACAGATGAATATCTGAAAGCCCTTACATGCTCCTCAACATCTTATAACTTAAACTTTGATGGAGACCCTGGAAATCCGAATCCAAACTTTTGTGATCTTGATGAATTGTTGTCTTGTGATATTACACCATTTGAAGCTCAAATTGCTGTAGGTCAAGAATTTTATCTTTCATCTGCAGGGCAAATTAGGGAATTTATACGACCATCTGCGGCGTCTGTTGCTTTTCAAAATGACAGTTTTGCCGGAGGGTGCCAACCCTGTTCTGTAGAAACTCCAACTCCAACTCCCACACCATCACCTACTCCTATTGATTCATGTGTTTGTTATCAATATGCAAATGATGGAGAACCTACCGGTATAAATTCAATAACTTATTTAGATTGTGATCATGTACCGCAATCTATAAATAACGTTCCTTTTAGCCCTGCGGTTAACTATTTTTGTGCTATACTCGGAAGTGTTACTGCAACTGTAGGTTTAACTATTATCCAAGTTGATGAAAGTCTTTGTCCTGGAGGTGGATGTGTTGAAGGATTCACACCTACACCAACTCCAACGAATACTGAAACTCCAACAGAAACACCTACAAATACTGTAACACCAACAAGTACCTCAACTACAACACCTACAAATACTGGAACACCAACAAGCACCCCAACCCAAACCACTACGGTTGGATTGACTCCAACTGCGACCGAAACCCAAACACCGACTCCAACTGAAACACCAACACAAACTCAGACTCCTACAGAAACCTCAACTCAGACTCCTACTCAAACGGCAACGAATACTGCCACGCCAACAAATACTACGACTCAAACTCCTACTGAAACTCCAACACAAACGGCAACGAATACTGCCACGCCAACGAATACTACGACTCAAACTCCTACTAACACTGCAACACAGACTCAAACTCCTACAAATACTGCAACACAGACTCAAACTCCAACTAATACCGCAACACAGACTCAAACTCCTACAAATACTGCAACACAGACTCAAACTCCAACTAATACCGCAACACAAACTCCAACAACGACACAAACACCGTCACCAACAAATAGTATTGTTATACAATTTCAAGATTGTACAAATGGTTCAAACATATTCAGATTTGGAGGACCAAGTATTCCTACTGTAATTGGTGATGTATATTGTATTACTAATAGTATTGAATTCGAAGGGTGTGCAACAATTGTAAGTGGGTTCACTAGTGGGACTCTATACAATTCTGTTGGAGTTACATTCACACAGGTTCCAACATGTGCGGATTCTTCATGTCCAAGAACCGCTCTAACCGCCGCTTTATTAACAAAATGCTCCGACGGAAGTGTATTATACGCCAATGTAAATGAAGATACTGCATTTGTTGGTGCTGCTTATCTTTATAATGGGGAGTGTTATAGTTTCGTTGAATTCTCAGGGCCAGGTGGGCCTGATTTTGGTGACCCTGATTTTGATGATTGTTCTTTTTGTGTACCTACGTCAACTCCGACCAATACACCACAACCTACACCGACGAATACTCCGACAGTATCACCGTCACCATCGGCATGTGCATTTACTGACTTCTGTTTCTATACCACATTACCATCTTTCTCAGGGTACAATGGAAACTATGAATCGGCCGGAACTTACAACTCAAGAATTTATTATTCGGGAGATGGAATAACTTCTGCGGTTATCTATCATACTGGTAGTTTTTGGTGTTTAAGCGATACCTTGGGAGGAACTTGTTTATTAAGAGGTTCCAATCCTTGTAATTCACAATGCCCTGATATTTCTTCAAATGATTTTGAAGGAGGAATTTGCCCAACTCCAACGCCAACTGGTGTTGATTGTTCAATATTTGATTTCAATGCTTATTTTGATTGTGATTGGGAGCCATTACCAACGCCAACTCCGAGTGTTGCTTGTGATGATGTTAATTTCATCATAGATTCAATAGGAGTAACTCCTACACCAACTCCTTCGGGTAACTTCTGTTCTGGTGTGGGTATTGATTTTAGTTTAAGTGGATTCACTTCAACAACTCCAACTGTGACATTGACACCTTCAGTTACACTTACAAGAACCGTGTCCATTGAAGGTAGTGTTACTTTTGAAATGTTGGATGAAACATTTAGTTGTGTATCTGCTAAGGTATTAACTGATTGTGGTAGTGGAGAAGAATTCTATACGACCGATAGCTTGTCCTTCTTGGGAACTCCTGTATTAATTGGTATGACAATGTTTGTCCAAGTTAACGGAGTGAATCGTTGTGTGATTTATTCTCGAGATGACCAAAACTTATCATCTAATAGCACACTTGGAGCCATTGTACAAATCTATTCTTCTTGTGAATACTGTAGTACAATACCAACTCCAACACCAACTACTACATCAACACCGACGAACACTCCTACATCAACTGCAGGAATTACACCAAGTGTAACTAAAACACAAACTCCAACACCATCTCAGACTGCAACTTTAGGAACTACACCTCCACCAACACCGACTCAAACTAGAACTCCAACCGCTACAAACACGCCAACACCATCTATAACCGCATCTCCATCAGCAACACCTAATTTCCTATATGTATATGAGTCTTGTAACCGTATCGGTGGAGGAAGAGGAACAATAACTCAAGTTATCCAAACACAACCAGTATCTTTCACAATTGCGGTAAATGAAACATTCAAAGATAACGATGGAAATTGTTGGTATTATATTGGCCAGTTTAATACATCTTATATTGCACCACCAAAAGTTACGCCAATAAACTTTGGAGGTAATTATTTTATAGGTGTTTCAAGTCAAACTTATTCTAATTGTGAGACCTGTGCTACAGGAAACATCGGAGCATTTGGAGAAAGTGGTGTGAGTGATATAAGTATTTTTGACGCTTGTTCGGACGCTATTATCAATCCGAAAACATTATATTCAAATTGTGAGACGATTAATGTTGGATGTGTATTATATACAGATTCAACTTTACAGAATGTAGTTAGTGAAATATATGTATACCATCAAGGAGCCAATTGGGACCTTAATGGATCTGGTGGAGTAATCGGATTATCATCAACACAATGTTAAATAAATAAGAAATGGGAGTACAAGTTACAATAAATAATATTTCAGGAGTAACACCTTATGATATTTATGTCTGTCAAGTTGATGGGTCAGGTTGTTTTTATATATCAACTATAGGTTCAACATTTCCATATATATTTGATATCCCTTCACCATATGATTTATCTCCAAACTATATGGTTAAGGCGATTGATGCAAACAATTGCATAATTTCAGGTACTAGTGCTGTAATATTATGAGTCAACAAGTAACAATTACATCAGTAACCGCAAATACACCAGTAGAAATATTCTACTGTGATTCATTTAGCGCGAACTGTGTATACGTTTCAACCGTTTCAGTTTTTCCATTTACTTTCTCTGTACCTCCTCCTTATGATGAATCGAATATAGTAATAAAAATCGAGGATACTAGTGGTTGTATTGATGGTGAAATAATATTTGTTACTCCTACACCAACTTCAAGTGTGACTCCAACAGTTACTATAACACCAACAAACACGTCAACTCAAACAAATACTCCGACGGTAAGTCCGACGGTAAGTCCAACAAATACCTTCACTCCGACTCAGACACAAACAAATACTCCTACTCCGTCAGTAACACCAGTATTTTCACTTCACTTGATTGGGCAAAATACATTTTCAACTTCAGCAAACACATGTAATGACCAATTAACTTTTGATAATTACTATACCTACCTGAATGAAGCGGACACAGTACCTGTAGTTGGAGTTAAAATTTATCAAACAGCCTTCGGTGGAGTTCTATTTAATCCTTATAACGGTAATAACCAATATACTAAATTTACTTTCGGAGGAAATGAGTATGCTGTTGAGGTTGATACTAGTGGAACCATAGTAAGTTTCGACCTATGCGGTGTATTGGTTACTGTTACACCAACTAATACACCTACGGCAACAAATACACCTACCAATACCACAACTTCAACATTAACACCTACAAATACACAGACAAATACACAAACAATCACCCCAACAAATACTACAACTCAGACAGTGACTCCGTCCACAACTGCCACTTTTGGATTGACTCCAACTGCTACCGAGACACAAACTCCTACACAAACAGCGACACAAACTCAAACTCCAACAAATACTGAAACTGCGACACCAACTACAACATCGACACCAACTCAAACTCCGACTGCAACTATTGGAAATAACGAAATAACTTTAGATGGATTTATATTTTCTGGATCAGTAGGGGCGGGATTCTCGGCAACATCTGAGGCACCTGTGGCAGACGATTTCACGGTCAATTTTAATGCTGTCTTGGGAGTTACAACTGGTGGAACTATTACAATACCGGTTTCAATATTAATTCCAATCGGTGAATCTTCTGGATTTACTCAAACATTCGTAAATGGTGACTATAATAGTTTGAACCAAACTGCGGCACTGACAGATATTAGTTATTCAACTTCTGCGACAACATCATTTACTTTCGCTTCAGAATTTTTCTTTAATGTAACCCCAACGCCAACTCAATCACCAACTCCAACAGAAACACCAACACAAACTGTTACTCGAACTCCTACAAATACTGCTACTGAGACTTTAACTAACACTCCCACTCAAACACCAACCAAAACCGCGACTAATACTCCAACAAATACTGAGACACCGACTAATACTCCTACTGAGACACCTACAAATACTCCTACAGAAACGCCTGCTAACACTCAAACTCCGTCACAAACTGCGACTGCGACTCCTACAGAAACACCGGTACCAACTGCTTCTGAAACTCCTACAAATACTCCAACTAATACTGAGACATCTACTCCAACTAATACAGAAACTCCAACGCAAACAGGAACTGCTGCGGTAACACCAACCACAACAACAACTTTAACAGCAACTAATACAGAAACTCCGACAAATACTGCTACTGAAACACCTACAAATACTCAAACTCCAACTGAAACACCGACAGAGACACCTACAAACACTCCGAGTGAGACTCCTACTAATACTCCAACTAATACTGAAACATCTACGCCAACTAATACTGAAACACCAACAAATACGCCAACGCCAGAATCTACACCTACTGAGACACCGACTGAAACACCTACAGAAACACCTACACCAGAAGCTACAACTACACCAACTAATACACCTACTGAGACACCAACTAATACCGCAAGTGTAACACCTACTAATACTACAAGTGTAACACCTACTAACACATCAACTCCAACAAATACTGCAGGTGAAACTCCAACAGTTACTCCAACAGTTACTCCAACAAAAACAGTTACACCTACAGTTACTTCAACTCCTACAGGAACTTCGGTAACACCAACTGTAACACCAACCAAAACAACAACACCAACTGTAACACCAACTTCAACACCTTGTACAGTTTTAGATGGAAGTTTATTATTTAACGGTAGTAGTCAATCATTAGGATTAAGTCCTGGTGTGATTTTTGGAGTCGGTTCATACACTGTTGAGGGATGGTTCTATAATACCTCAGGCTTCGTTAATAAAGGGATATTGGGGGTTCCTGTTAGTAGTAATATAGGAGCGTTAAACTTGTTCTTTGGAAGTAGTACAGCAATCGTTACAGACAAAAATGGTGGAGGAGGTCAATATACCTATAACATGGCATCCGCTATTAGTGTAAATGCTTGGCACTATTTCATATACAATAGTAATTCTGATGGAACTACAGCGGTTTACATTGATGGTGTAAGAAGTCTAAATACTCAGGTTGACACATATAATTATACAACCGCAACTGATACTGTTGGTAGATTCTATTCAGGATATTGGCCAGGTTATTGGACTAATATGAGAATAACTAAAGGAACTGCGGTCTATAATTCAAATTTAACAACTCAACTTAATCCAAAAGCGCCTCTTACATCGTTACCAAACACTAAATACTTAATGTTAGGTGCGTCAATAACAACGGATTCGTCTGGTACTCAAACTGTAACAAACATTGGTGGTGTTACATTAAGTACTTTACAACCTTGTCCAGGACCAACTCCAACTCCTACGGTAACGGCAACTAATACTGTTACTCCAACTAACACTCCGACAAATACTACAACATCAACTCAAACACCGACCAACACTGCAAGTAATACTCAAACACCAAGTAATACTGCAACTAATACACAAACACCAACTCAAACACCAACCAATACTCAAACACCAACAACTACAACAACATTAACTGCTACTAATACTGAAACTCCAACTAATACTCAAACACCAAGTAATACTCCAACTAATACACAAACGCCTACAACTACAACAACATTAACTGCGACACCTACAGAGACTCCAACTAACACGGCTACTAATACTCAAACTCCGACGAACACAACTACAAATACTCAAACTCCAACAACTACTCCAACAACTACTCCTACTAATACAGAAACGCCAACTCAAACACAAACACCTACAAAGACGGGAGCAACATTAACTCCAACTACAACTCCAACTACAACTCCAACACCAACACGTCAACCAACCCCAATTTTCTATTTGGACGCATCAACAGTGAGTGGAGGAACAACAACATGGACAGATTCGGTTGCAGGTATTCCATTTACTCTTTATGGTAATGGTAGAACATCTCCTAACCAAAGTACTTATCCAACTTATAATAGTGGATATGGTGGTTATTTAAGTTTTGATAGTAATAATAGACAATTTGCTAGAGCAAGTACGTCTTTGGGTAGCCAAACAACCTTTACTGTTACTGGTTGGTGGTGGATAACAAGTCTTGATACCGTACAAGGTAATACCGCATTTACAATAATAACGGAAAGACTTGGTGGTAGTCCTGCGGCGATTAATTTCGCTTTAGGGTATGGAGTTAATACTCAAACAAATACTATTAATGGAGGTCTTTTTAAAGGTGGGTGGGCATCAGCAGGTTCCGCGGCACCAACTACTGGAGCTTGGCAATATTTAGCATTAACATATAATAACTCAACAGCAACACTTCAATCTTATATTAATGGAGCAGTTAATGGACCTTCGTATTCTGTTCCATCGGGTCAACAAAACCCAATAACAAGTAATATTGGATACTTTGTTGGAACAAGATGGGATGCAACTGCTCAAGATACGTCAATTAACTACTTAAACGGTAGAGTTGCGACAATTAAAGTTTATAACCAAGCATTTGGTTCATCTCAAATATTGAGTATGTATAATGCTGAATTATCTAGATTCTTAGAGCCGACTCCAACGCCAACTGCAACACCAACTCAAACAGGTACACCATCTGTTACATCAACTCAAACTCCTACTAATACTAAAACTCCAACTGAAACACCAACAAATACTCCTACTAATACAGAGACTCCAACTGAAACACCAACAAATACACCTACCAATACAGAAACACCAACAAATACTCCTACTAATACAGAAACACCAACAAATACTCCTACTAATACGACAACTAATACAGAAACACCAACTCAGACACAAACACCTACTAATACTGAAACTCCAACTGTAACTCCTACGGAAACTCCTACGCCTGAACCAACAACTACACCTACAAATACAGAGACTCCTACACCAACACAATCCGTACCACCTTGTGATATAACATATAATGTAGTACCATTTGATATGACTTGTGATATAACGTATAATATAATATAAAAATAAAGATAGATATAAAATGGCAACAACAGTCCAGATATTAACAACAAATTATAGTGGTCAAACCGCTACAATTACATTTTCGCCATGTAGTGGAGGAACGATTAACTTAGGTTCACATATTGTTCCTTACAACTATGTAAGTGATAACTATACGGGGGATTATTCATTATATTTTGCAGATTATAATCAAACTTGTACATTTAGTATTCCATGTGTAACACCAACAACTACACCAACATCTACTCCTACAACTACACCTACAAATACAGAGACGCCAACACTTGAACCAACAACTACGCCTACTAATACAGAAACACCAACTGAGACTCCTACAGAAACTCCTACAGAGACTCCAACTAATACAGCTACTCCAAGTACAACTGCTACTTTAGGTGTGACACCGACTGCAACTGAGACACAAACTCCAACACTAACTGAGACTCCTACAAATACTCCTACCAACACAGAAACTCCTACAGAAACTCCTACAGAAACTCCTACAGCAGAACCTACAACAACACCAACAACTACTCCTACAAATACAGAGACTCCTACTGAGACACCGACTAATACTACAACTCCAACTAATACTGAAACACCAACAATACCACCAAACACATTTAATGTAACTGCTAATGGTTCCTCTGCTTATATAATAAATGGACAATCGAATCCAACATTAAGTATAACTGAAGGACAAACTTACACCTTTAATATAAATGCCAGTGGACATCCGTTTTGGATTAAAACAGTAAGTTCAACAGGTACAGGAAATGCATATAATGATGGAGTAACTAATAACGGAACGGATAATGGAACAATAACATTTATAGTTCCATATACCGCACCATCCACTCTTTATTACAATTGCCAGTACCATATTAGTATGGCAGGAATAATTAATGTAACAGATGTACCGGCTCCAACCTCTACTCCTACTAATACAGAAACTCCGACTAGTACCGTAACTGAAACTCCTACCAATACTCCAACAAACACAGAAACTCCGACTCAGACGGCAACAAATACTCCTACTAATACAGAAACGCCAACTGAAACTCCTACACCAGAACCGACAACTACACCTACTAACACAGAAACGCCAACTAACACTGAAACTCCTACAGAAACACCAACTTTAGGAGTAACACCGACTGCAACCGAGACACCAACTGAAACACCTACCGAAACTCCAACAGAAACACCTAGCGAAACTCCAACTCAAACTCCAACTCAAACTCCAACAATAACAAGAACTCCAACAAGAACTCCAACACCTACACCTACACCATATCCACCTAATTCGTACCTGTTCTATAGAACTGAAGGTTCAAATCCAGCACTTCCAACAGCTAATGGTGATTTAATGTTAGTTGCTGCAGGAGATTTGATAACCTACAATCCAAATGATAGTTTTGAAATTACATTTACCGCAATTGATAAATCAGGAACTTCACATCCTGAATATGATGATTTAGTAACTTATGGTGGAACAATTACATTAACACAAGGAGGTAACACTTATATTGCGAGTGGTGAAAGTGGATTCTTCACATATACGTCATATTCTATTCCTTACTATTCAGCGGCTTATTTAGATGTAATACAACCTTCAGCAAATCCGTTTGTTTCAGGTAGTACCATCTTCTTAACTGCGTCTGTTAACTATCCTCCGACACCAACTCCAACAACAACTGAAACTCCTACAGAAACTCCAACCAACACACCATCACCAACTGAAACTCCTACAGAGACTCCAACTCCTACAGAGACTCCAACTCCTACTGTAACAACAGGGTTAAGTCCAACACCAACTGAAACTCCAACAGAAACACCTACCGAAACTCCAACAGAAACACCTAGCGAAACTCCAACTCAAACTCAAACACCAACAAGAACATCAACAAGAACACCTACACCAACCAGGACTCCAACTTCAACACCTTACACACCTAATTCATACCTGTTCTATAGAACTGAAGGATCAAGTCCAACGATTCCACCAAGTAATGGAGGTATAATGTTACTTGATGCTGGAGATTCGGTAACATACAATCCAAATGATGAGCAAGAAATTACATTTACCGCAATTGATAAATCAGGAACTTCACATCCTGAATATGATGATTTATTAATTTATGGTGGAACAATTACATTGACACAAGGTGTTAATACTTACATTGCAAGCGGTGAAAGTGGACAATTCTTCTATTACGTCGGATCTAATAGTTACTATTCTGCAACCTTTTTAGATGTAATACAACCTTCGGCAAATCCGTTTGTTTCAGGTAGTACCATCTTCTTAACTGCGTCTGTTAACTATCCTCCGACACCTACGGCAACTAATACTCAAACACCAACTAATACTCAAACACCTACTAATACAAGTACACCTACGCCAAGTGTTACTAATACTCAAACACCAACATTAACTCCAACACCAACTTCAACTAATTTGAGTTCAATAACTACATACAGTATTTCAGGATGTACTAATCTAAATGTTTTAGTTGTCGATTTAGGACCAGGACTTATAGTTCTTGGTGATGTAAACTATTACACATTCACAGGAGCGACACCAAGTGGATGTTATTCAGTCATTAGTAAGATAAATGCTCCGATAGACGACGCGTTTACCACATCATTTGGAACTGGTGGATGTAATGATTGTGAGAGTACTTATATAACTCCAACCCCAACAACAACTGAAACTCCTACAGAGACACCAACAAATACTCCTACAGAGACGCCAACTCAAACACCAACATAATGAATAAACCTATACAAAAAATACTTAAAACCTATAATTATAGGATATAATAAATTAATAGATGTGTACTTGTTTCTACATTGAAGTCCCTTATGATTTAGCCACCAGTGGAGGCCAAGATTTATATGTTGTATTTACTGACTGTGATGGTCAAGCAGATAGTGCAATTGCCTTAAACTTACCAAATACCAATCTTGGAAGTTCATTCGCATTTTATATTTGTTCATCTATATTAGATACTCCAACATTTAAATATGGTTTCTTCGGTGATACGCTATTAATTGAGGGAATTACCGTAACTGATACTGGTAATATATGTACTGATAATAATAGTTGTTATCCCGCAGTAACACCTGAACCAACCACAACACCTACAAACACTCCAAGTAATACACAGACTCAAACACCTACTGTAACACCAACCAGAACGCCAAAACCAACTCCAGCGATTACATCTTCGCCAACTAATACACCAACACAAACAAGAACACCAAATCCAACTCCAAGTACCACACCAATTTTATGTGGACAAGCATATACCTTAGTTAATCCAGGTTCAAATTATTTTTATACCGATTGTTGTGGCAATTTCCAACAAGGGACTGAGAGTGGCATATCCATAACTATGGATTATACCAAGCCATCTAATGGTGTGGTTAAGTTGAATGTAACTGCATCAGTGAGTTGTCCTACTCCAACACCGACTAAAACTCCGACTACAACACCAACTAATACAACAACTCCAACTATTACTCCGACAAGTTCTTTAACTCCATCGGTAACTAAAACACCTACACAGACACCAACAAATAGTCAAGTACTTTCATTAAGAAATAATTGTGATGTGTTCACCCTTTTTGATATGGGTGTAACTTGTTTTCCAATATCAATGCCGAGTTCATCGAGTTCATTGGATGGTATCTTGTCTTTGAGAATAACTGGTGGTACAAGTCCTTATTCTATTTATTGGGCAGGAGGGCAAAGAACTCAAACTTTAATTGGAATTCCTCAAGGATCCTATCAAGTAACAGTTGTGGATTATTATGGAGATTATACTGCTTCAACTATTTGTAGTTTATTTCCACCAACACAGACTATCACTCCGAGCCCAACGTTAACTCCAACGGTTACTCCATCAGGAGTTTGTCCTCAATTGTGTTTAATTGCTTTAAGTACATCAACCGCTTATGGTCCACTACAATTTAACTGTAATGGATTGAGAAATGGAAGAACAACATGGTCAACTTCAGACGGACAATATAATATTGTTTGGAACTCTACAGTTGGTAGATGGGAAGTTACTGGGTCGAATCCGACAATACCATTCAATCCAGTCGGAGGTGGTATATTCATAAGTACGTCAACTGCTTCGGTGCCGTTATCAGGATGGGTTATTGCTGGTGGATTGGATACATATAGTGTTACCATGACTCAAGGTGTTTGTCCGGCAGTAATACCTGTACAAGTTAGCCTGTCAGTAAATAATAACACATGTGATAGTGTTGCAAATTGTGACGGTGATATAATTGTGAACGCACAATATGGATATCCTCCATATCTATTCTCAATTAACGGAGGTTCAACTTATCAGTCAACTAATATATTCGAAGACCTATGTGCTGGAACATATACAATAACCGTGACAGATTCTGCAGGTAACACCGACATCGAAAGTGCTACAGTTGGATTCACTCAACAACCTGTGACGTATCAGTTATCTTTAAGTGCTAATACTGCTGCAACTCAAGATATTACTTTGAGTAATTATAATTCTCGTACAACATTCTATCAGATTGTGAGTACTCCATCACTACCTCCAGGACTTACCATACCATTCAATTTAACAATATCATCTATCAAAACTTTCAATGGACCTGGTACTGGAACTATTACCGATACCTTCTTGATGTTTGAGAATGGAGTATTAAAGACACCTTCAACAACTCAGACAATTGTTCAAACAGGTAGTAGACCTAATTGTAGCCCTGAAACATTCACTGCCGTTACTGAAGCAGATACCTACCAATTACAAATTGGAAACAACTATCCTGTGTTTATTGAAAATACATCGGTGTTGACAATAACACAAGGACAATCAGGAGCTCAAAGTAATTGTTTGACTAACTTAACACAACAGATTACGGCACAATTTACTCAACAAAGTATTAACGGATGTAGATGTTGTGAGGTAGTTGCTGATTCGACATCTAATACAATCAACTCAAACAGTGTCACATTTAATTCGACTGGTAACGCTCCTTCAAAACCATTGTTTGCAACATCAACGGTACTTTGTGGATTCGGTGGATTTGCACTTGTAGTTCTTACAAATTTTGCTGGTGGATCAGGGCAATATGACATCACTGACACATATTATACAAATTGTAATGATGCGTTAACTGGAACATTCAATTTCTTGAATGGAACTTCCAAAGATTATCTTTACGTACCAAGTGGAACTTCGTATGTTGGAATAAGGGACGCAAATAATCCAACTAATGTCACTTGTCTTACTCTTGTAGTAGATTGTGACTTCGGACCCATAGCATAAAAAAACAGAACAACTATTTATAGACAATGGCTTATATTATTAAAAATACTGCAGGACTTATTAACACCAGATTAACTGATGTTGGACGGAGAAACCTTTCTCAAGGTACCTTCAATATCTCTTATTTTCAAATTGGTGATAGTGAAGTGAGTTATACTGCGGTACCGAACTATAATCAGACAAATAATAATATTTTGATGCCAGCGTTCAACGCACAAAACGATACAGGTTCTCCTCAGTCAAACAAACAGAACATCAAGTATCCATATTACGTACAAAGTTCATCAGGTAACACTTACGGAATTCCTTTTATGGATAGTAATTTCCAACAGGTATATAACTCAGCTGGAGTAAAAGGATTCTTCACAACAGGTACCACCACACTAATACAAACAAGTACCGCTTACACAATGACTACAAGTTATTGGGTGGATATGTCAGCCTTATCAGGGCAAACTTCAATGGAGATTGAATTTGATAGTTCACCAACTCCTTGTCTGACTTCAGGTACACCATCCATTAACGATTTTGTTACAATTGTTTATGATGGAAATGGTGGATGTGGTGATTTTACTACAAACCAAATTCTAACTTACAAGATTCAAAACATGAGTCCTGCTACGGGAACAACAGGAAGTACATTCACATTAACATTAGATAGGTCTTTACCAACATTTGATAACCTACCTATTGAAACAAATTATGCCAGATTGTATGTTTATCCATCAGGTATGACAGAATTATATGACTTTGTCACACCTGCACCTTATTGGCAAACAGATACTCTTAACTTTGAATCACCTTGTGATGTGAGCAACAGAGAGAATACTCCTATTTGGAACATGAATATTCCTTGGACTGAGAGCCCTGCTGGATTGTTTAGTAGTACCTATGAAGACTACACCAAGTTTGGTTCGGTAACATACATTGGTACGAAGGAATATTTGGGTTACAATGAACCATCAGGTCAAACAGACACTAGTCAAGTATTTTATTACAACTCATTCGATGAGAAAATTGTAGTGAGACCTCAAGACCAAAAAGCCATTGCTATAATTCACTATACTAACCAAGATATTGACCATATCTATGGAGAAAAGTTTTCAACACAACCATTTGACCCACAAAATCCAACTGATGATATTGGATTAGCAAGACATTTCAAATTGAATATGCCAACCTTGATGTGGCACAAATCAACAGGAACTACAATTGGCCAAACATTCTATATTGACCCACCTAATTATGATTTGTGTAAACCATTCTATATCAAATCTACGAAAAATCTTGATATGAATGACCCTGGTATTAGATATTTCCATCTATGGGATACTAATGCGGATAGTAACAATAATTTGAATAGAATAGGAAAAGTATTTCCTGACCAAGAGATTATTGTAATTGATGATGAAGAAGTAGTCGCAGCATTATCTTATAAGTCAAATAGAAATTTCACTTTGCCAGCTCCTAAGTTAAGTTTGATTACTCCAAACGTTTGTAGTACTGGTAATAATTCAACAGGATTGATGAACAATTCAACTCAGAGATTTTGGGTTAGTTATTTATTTGAATCAGAAACGGGTGTAACAAGTTCTCTACATTGTAATTATTATTCTGTGATACAACCAACAAGTTCGGTAACCGCAAACACTCAAAACGTTGCTGTAAGATTCGGAGGAGAGTTTGGATTCTTGGGAGTCAATGAATTTACAGGGTACACTGCAACCTCAATGAAAATAATTTGTCAAATGGTTACAGGTGATACAAGACCTTCACCAACTTTATGGAAACAGATAGATGTTACATCTGCGATGACACTTTCTAATGGGTATATTACTCAATCTGGTTTGACTGGAACTACTTTCCAAATTGGGATTGATGATTATACGAACGCTGCGGCTTACCAATTACAAAACTATTTGGATATTCCGTTAAACGGAGAAACCAATCAGTTGAACTTTGGTGACGAATATTATTTCTATGGAAATTTTGAAACTGACATTTCCGCAACCATTTATGAAATGAAATATTTGATAAACTTGAATAGAAATCAATTTACAAATACTTCCAATCCTACGTGGTCGGCTGGTACAAAATCATATATAACTGAAATAGGACTTTACGATCAAAATAAAGATCTTATTGTTATATCTAAACTACAATCTCCTGAATTAAGGCAAGGAATTCAACAGTTTGTGGTTAAGTTAGATTTTTAAATATGCAGAGAAACATTAAGAAGGATTCGCCCAAAATACTTGGGTTAGACGTTTCCACAAAAACAATAGGATGGTCTTTATTTGACATCGAGAGTGGAAATTTATTGGAGTTGACTCATATTTCACCAATTCCAAAACCAAAAGTAGACAATAAAATTGAAGAACTTTTGTTGAAAGGAAAAATTTTCCGCGAAAAGTTGGAATCCTATAGGGGTATGGGAATTCAATATGTTGTCATCGAAGAACCTTTATTGAACTCCAATAACGTTTATACTGTCAGTACTTTGATGAGATTTAATACATTGATTTGTAAAGAAGTTTATGATGTGTTGGGCGTAGTCCCTGAATTTATTTCAACTTACAATTCAAGAAAATTTGCATTCCCACATTTAGTTCAACCCAACGACAAAGACAAATATGTTTTGTTCGGAGGAATGCCAAAAGATATTGATAAGAAAGTAGTTATTTGGGAATTAGTTGCAAAAAGAGAGCCACAAATCACGTGGCAATACACCAAAAATAATACTCTGAAAAAAGAAAATTTTGACCAAACTGACGCTTATTGTGCCGCACTTGGTTTCATGAAGATA